TATATTATATATTTACATAACTGATATACGTTTTTTTGAGCCCCTCTGCTGTTAAACACCTATATAACTGTGTAAATCTGCCTGCCAACAATTCTCTATTTGTAGATTATCAATTCTAAGGGTTAAAAATGTGGCATATATGCATGATTTTAGAGGTTGTGATGCTCATAGAGTAAAACTACATAAGTAAATAGTTTTATGCTCCGAAAGTGGGCATTTATATGGGATTTTTGAGGTGAGAAATGGACTGTGAGGATGGAGTAACGCTTATATGGCTACATAGTTCTTAATATAGCACTCGAAGTACGCATATTATAAGGCAATAGTGCATTTATTACAATGTTACTGCAAAATTATTGCAAAAAAGTGCTATTTATTAAGTAATTGTTAAGCAGAAATAATGTACTGTTCGCATGTGAGTAACTTGCTTAAATAGGTGATGGAGATAATTAACAAGTGTTAAATATATTTTGCGAAAATGTTACGTGGGCTTTTATTTGCGAGGAGAATTAATGCAGTTTTAGATAGAAGTGGAATAAATGTGTAGCACTTGTGTGATATTTGTGTGGCTTATGTGGCGAGTTATGATATGGCAAACACATGTGAAATATAGAGGAAAATATGATAAATTTAAGGTCATTTTCGAGTCAGTGTATAGGATAATCACCCTATGGTCTTCGGACAAAAAACACTATATCTTGTAGTTTTAAGTGCCCCCACTACACTATATATAGTATGTTTTTAGAAAATTAGCAAAATATCTATTTTGTTGACTTTTTAGCTTGATAGCGGTATATTAAGAGTGCAAAGAGGAACACACAAAACGGCGAACACGTTCGGCGAATTCTGAACGACTTGAAAAAGTCAAAATTCTTGAACCTTTACCAGTCGTTTTGGCAAAGACTTGAAAAAGTCAGAAATTCCCATTGCGATTTGATCCTTGAAAATTCCATAACCTGCCACAAAAAGGCGACTCAAGCCAAAACGGCGTTGTGTGAAATGGGCTTGTTATGCACATATGAGCATAATCATTAGTTACCTATTTTTAGGAGAATATGGTAACAACGTTCCCACATGGCAAGCAATATCCCGCACATGGGGCTAAAGTAGGGCTATTAGGATATTATATAATAGTGAGGCGATAGCGATATGTGGATAGTTATCTATAAATATAGGTGATATCTGACTATATTGTGATAGATTGATATGTATATGTTCATGGTGACAGCATGAACGGGTATTGTATAAATATTAGTGACAATATACATATTATACACCAATAGCACATAATACATTGTATTGTGTGCTACTATGTGGGGATAACTATCAATAGATTATTCCTAGATAGTAGCACATAGCTACAAAAATAATAGGTTGTGACTTACCACAAATTAGGAGGTTATTATGAAAAAAACTATTGCAAATGCACTCATGGACAACATGACCATCGCTAACTCTAGCAAGGCGAAACTCGATGCCGAAAAGGTCGGCGTGGATGAATTTTCCAGCTGGAAATTCGCCGAAACTGTAGCATATGAAGCACTCTATCGCTATGCTTCTGCACGCAACAACACTGCACACATGGGCGAAAATGCGAGTGTTGATGCAACGCTCACAAGCAACGCGATGAAGGCAATCCAGATGCTTCTTGACTGCATCGGTGAAGTCAACGGTCATGCTATCTGCAAGAATCAGTCTATGCTTGACGTGCTCGCAGATTGCGTCATTGCAACCAAAAAGCCCCTTGCAGGTGAAGCTCTTAAACAGGATAGTATTGTCAAGAATTTCCGTAGCCAGCTCAAGGAAGTCAATGATGGTATGAGTGCCGAATACGTGGAAAAGCTGACTTCTGACTATGAAGCGGCAAAGATTAAGCTCGCAGAGCTTAAAAAGCTCGAGGACTCTTGCACCACTGTATGCACTCGTGTAACATTCAATTCTTTCCGTGCAAAGCTGGAGCTTGCTATGGGTGGTATCGTTGCCGAACAGGATGCTAAGACATGGGAAGAGCTGGAAGCAGAGAAAGAAGAGCGTCGCAAGGCTCGCCGTGCAAAGACTGCTGAGAAGAAGAAGGCGGCGAAAGAAGCTGAGAAGAAGGTTGCTGCTGTCGCTTAATTCCAGCAGTACAAAATTATAGGGGGTTCATGCCCCCTTATGCTCACCTCCACGTGGTGTGAGTGGATAGGTGCAAATGCACTGAACTAAGTTACCAAAAGATAGGAGGGATGCTATGAAGAAGAGTGTCATGCGTGTGCTTGCCATTGTGGTGGTATGCGTCTTGTTTGTAGCCTATGGGCAGTATGTCAAAGCACAAACTATCAAATCTGCCGAATTGGTAGAGTGTAATGACACAGAATATGTCATCTCTTTTGATGGGGATGAGCATATCTATACCAAATAAGCAACATGGGTACGCATGGCGTGCCCTAACAATTAACAAAACACCATGTCGCCGACTGTTGACGGCGAAAGAATATCAACAGAGCAAAGAGTGAGAGCGGCTTAGGCTCTTAGGGCTTGCGTATGTGCAATAAACATACTCCATTCATTCACATGAAGAAGGAGGTATTTTAATGAACAAGTTCGAGCAAATTGGCGTAAACTTACAGTATGACGCCATGAACAAAGAGCAAGCACTCAGGGCTTTCAGATATTCCTGTGAGTGCTGTTGCACAAAAGGTATGTGGCTTAACTGTGAGCACTGTGCCATTTACTGCACACATCAGTTAGTCATGGCATGCTTTGACAGCAAGAAGAAATAACACAATAGGCACCCATGCTCTATGGGCAAGGGTGCCTTATTTATGCCCAAAAGGAGTTTTGCAAAAATGAAAGCATACTACCGCGAGAAGATCCGTTTGCTTGCCGCATTTGGGATTCCTATCACTGAACGGATTGAGAATCATCTCAAAAGCTGCACAAACGAAATCCAAATGGACAACTATTGCCATAGCCTTATTGCTAATTGGCTGGATAAATAAGCGAAAGGAGAAAGCGAAATGAAAAATCTGTGCCTCTGCATGGCTGCACTGAGTGCCGCCGTATTTCTGACATTGGTGCTTGCGTGGAGGTGTGCCGCAATTACGACATTCTTTGCGATTCTGGGCATCGTCATCTCGCTGCCCAACGCAATTGCAATGACGTATATTGCGGTTGAGCTTGAGAAGGGAGGTAAATAACATATGTTTCAGGTGAAAATCTTCACTGACAATGACGCATTCAGAAGCGAAAGCAAGGATGCGTTCATGGACAAGTACGCACTTGCAAGCGAGATTGAAAAAGTCTTGCGAACTATTCCCGCGAAAATCACTTGCGGCTATGAGCATGGTATACTCTTTGACAGCAACGGAAACAACGTCGGAGAATGGCGAATTAAATAAGCGAAACCTTCAATATCTGGCAAGGCAAACAGGCACGTATTAAGTCGTGATTTTTCCGATACGCCACGCTGGAAAGACAACTGAATAGCAGTTTCTAAGGGATTTCTGCACAAAAAGTCCCATTCCAGCCGAAAGGCATTCCATAAGCGAAACCAAAATTTTAATTTAGAAAGGAAAATAACAATGGATAAAGCAAATGTGATGAAGGCTCTGGCCCTGTGTGGAACTAGAAGCGAAACCTGCACTGGATGCCCGTACTACGGCATGGAGGGCTGCGACCGCCATATGTGTGACGACGCTGTTTCTTTGCTCAAGGCAAACGACAATCCTACCTACCACACCGCGCTCATCTACACTAAGCGAGATAACCTTGACAAGTGGTTTGACGTAAATGGTTATCAGTTCATGAGTGACAGCAACATGGAATATTCTGAGCGGTATTAGAGAATGAGAGAATACTATGCAAGGGAATCCGAAATCCAAAGAACAGCAGACGAAGAAGCCGCATATGAAGATAGACACGACAACACAAAATTAGTTTTGAAAGGAAATTGACATTATGGAAAACATTATGGACAACCGGACAGTTTCTATTGAACGTGCAAAGTATGACGTGATTATTAAAAACGCAAAGGTTCATAAAGGCAAAGCAGTTTACTGCATCACGACTGGTGAGTATTTTCGCTCTGCAAGAGAGGCGGCAGAACACTATGACATTTCGTATGGATCTTTGATTCTGCATCTTAACGGAAAGCACGATACTTGTGGCAGCGGAACAGGGTACAAAAAGCAGGGGCGGCAGTTTTGCTACATTACAGATCTTGCAGCCGCACTTCCTGCAATCTCAAAGCAAACGATTGAAATGAAACAGAACGGCCTTTCTAAAGAAGATGTCGAAAGACTGAAAAAAGAGATCAACGATTTGAAAGAAGAAATTAAGGGAAAAGACAACAAAATTGCAGCTCAGGCTGTTACTATCAATGATTACAAAGCAAAGCTTGACATTATTTCTAAGGCAATTGCTGGATAAGGAGGAAACAAAAATGGATGTAAGCGAAATCATTACAGAAGAAGAGAGATATGCGTTGCTCAATGACATGGAGCAGTTGCTTTCTGAGTATGACTACAAGTTCACAGGTTATGCACTGAACAAAATCATTGACACGTGGGCAACCAACAAGGCAGATCTGATTAAGGCATTCAAGCGTCATCCGAACTATCTGGAAGGCAAATTCATGATTGTATTCAGCCATGATTTTGAACGTGTAACTGATTGTAATGCATTGGAGAGATTCAGGTCATGGGTGATTGATGCTGATGTTGTCAAATATGTAGAAGAAAATAATTTTATGCCCGAAAACATGAAGAAAGAAACTTCACTGTATAGACAGAAATACCTAACAAAGATTTTTAATTTCTTGATTAAAATTCCAGTCTATACTTTTCAGTATATTGATAGCGAACTTGCTGATGAGCTAAACAAAATTTGTCCTGAAGTTCATGCACATGATGGGCAGAAGACAAGTCGTGTTATCAATAAGCTTCTTACTTATATTGGCGTTAGCAAGCATCCTGATTACAATAGGGAATTTGCAAAATATGCAGATGCGCTTAACCCGCTGACAATCACAAGACATACTGTCCTTTCTGTGAATCCGCTCGACTATCTCACAATGTCATTTGGAAATTCATGGGCAAGCTGCCACACAATTGACAAGAGAAACAAGCGTGGCATGCCAAATAGCTATGAAGGAATGTACTCGTCTGGCACTATTAGTTATATGCTTGATAGTCCGTCTATGGTATTTTACACTGTGGATGCATCTTATAATGGAAACGATTTCTGGAATGAACCGAAAATCAACCGTCAGATGTTCCATTGGGGCGAAGAGAAACTTGTTCAGGGACGCCTCTATCCACAAGATAATGACGGAGACAATTCTGTATACACTCCATATAGAGAAATCGTTCAAAAAGTCATGTCTGAGCTTTTTAGTTTGCCAAACTATTGGACAGTTAGCAAGGGAACTGATGCGGCAGGCAAATTCATTAATTCGGACGGTACACACTACAGAGACTATGACAACTATTCTAATTGCACTTTGAGCCGTCCAAAGGGAAGCGAAAACGACAGATGCATCACTGTTGGGCATGATCCGATTTGCATTGAGTGTGGAAATGAGCATGATACCGAAAATTGCATCTCATGTTGCAGCAAGCCAAGCGAATACTACTGTGAGGAATGTGGCGAGCCAATTGATGACGATGATGTGATTTGGATTAACGACGAACCGTATTGTCATGATTGCGTTATTTGGTGTGACGAATGCGAATCATATCTCGTTGGCGAAGGGACAACTGTCGTTAATGGATATGGATATACAATCACCGTATGTGATGATTGCTTTGATAGCTACACATACTGTGATTGTTGTGGGGAATATCGCCCAAGCGACATGACTATTTGGATTGATGAAGAATGCGACTATGTTTGCGATGATTGCTTCTCTGACAACTATGGAACTTGCGAATCTTGTGGAGAGCATTTTAAACTTAGCGACTTAGAAGATCACAACGGAAATCTGCTTTGTCCATCATGTCTGGAAGATGCAATTGAAAAAGAATCAGAAATGGAAGAAGCGGTTTAACAAGGAGGCAAATAATTATGAATAAAGATTTTGAAAAGATTTGTAAGATGTCTCAAGCAGGTCTTAAAAATTATGTAAAGCAAAAGTTGCAAAAGACGCATCACACAGTGCTTTCTAGAGATGGTTATGTGTATGCACAAGGGAAGTTTCCTGTGCTGCTTATGGCACACATGGACACCGTGCATGAAAAGCTTCCTGATTTGATTGTGTATAGCAAAAAGAATAATAAGGTTTCCAGTCCAAACGGAATCGGAGGGGACGATAGATGCGGGGTATACATGATTCTCAAGGTGCTCGAGAAATTCAATTGCTCCGTTCTGTTCTGCGAGGATGAAGAGATTGGATGCGTTGGCGCAAGAAAGTTTGCAGAATCTGAACTTGCAAGAGAGCTTGAATTCAATTATATCATTGAATTTGATAGAGCAAACGCAAACGATGCAGTGTTTTATGAATGCGCAAATGATGAGTTTGAAGCATTTATTACAAAGGAATTCTACAAGACAAACTTCGGCAGCTATTCCGACATTTGTGAAGTTGCTCCGGCACTTGGTTGTGCGGCAGTAAATCTGTCATGTGGCTATTACAAGCAGCACACAAAGGAAGAGTACGTTATCCTTTCTGAAATGGAAAGAAGCATCAAGGAAGCGTGCAAGATTCTTGAGCGCACAACGGAGGCCGACAAGTTTGAGTATGTAGAAGCGCTGAGTCGTTATGGAAGTTTGTACAGTTTCAACAATTATGCAGACAGTTATTCTTATGAAGATGTTAAATATGACTATGGGTATTATCTCATTGAGTATGTCAATGCAGACGGGGCAACAGAGTGGTATGACACAGACGCATTCACAAAGGAAGAAGCTGTTGGCAGATTCCTGATGTTGCATCCCGACATTTCATACGGAGATGTTGTTGACGTATGTGTTGACAAAGAATTGTATAGATATTGTTAAAATGCGAAGCAAGAGTTGAAGAAATAATATAATAATGATAAAATAAATAACGGACAATATATAAGAATTGAAAAATAGGAGGTAAATAAAATGATTGTTCTCTTGCTTATCGTTATTGCTTGCGTGCTACTATTCGGAAAGGAAGAAACTAAAAGCGGAATTATTAGCCTGATTGCAGTCCTATTTGTACTTGGGCTTATCGGAATGCTTGCTAACGCTTGCGGAATGCTTTAACTAAAAAACGCACATTTATAAGGCAAAAATAAAGCTAACTTTTCGGCAGTATAGTTTGCCCTGTAAAGGAAGTCACTATCAAAAAATGCATATACAACAGGGCAAATTAATGTAAAAAACAATAAACAATACAAAATTATTGCGAAATGCGAAAGGAGGCAATTATGGAATGCTTGTATGGGTCAGAAAGCGACAATGTGTGTGGTTACTGCCATTTTCATGACAAGGGAGCGACATGGAATCAAGTAGAACGAAAAAGATGCTTGCAAAAACAATGTGATTGTTTTGAAATGTACCCAGACCATCCTGTTTGGAAACAGCGTGCGGCAAAAAAGAAAAAAAGAAAAGAAAGAAAAGCAAGAATCAATATGTATTTTGTTAAAGGAGATAAAAATTATGGCTCATTGTATTGAAATGAATGATAGCATGTTTAGTGTACGCGAGAAACCTTGGCATTATATGGAGACACAGGAGAGATGCAAAATCCTTGCGGATGCTCCCAACAGTGCAGAAGCGCTCAAGCTGGCAGGGCTTGATTGGACTGTTGAACAAACCCCTGTCTTTATGGATGATGGAACGGAAATCAAGAACTACAAGGCAAACATCAGAAGTGATGATAAAACTGTGCTTGGCATTGTGACGAATAGATATAAGATTGTGCAGAATGCAGATGCATTTTCCTTCACTGATGCAATTGTTGGTGAAACGGAAGATGGAATTGTTCGCTATGAAACCGCAGGTTCTCTCAACGGAGGCAAAAGAGTTTGGCTGCTTGCGAAGATGCCGACTAAGAAAGTGCTTGATGACGATGTGGAGCCTTATATGGTGTTTTCTAATTCTCATGACGGAACTGGAGCAATCAAGATTTGCATGACTCCGATTCGAGTCGTTTGCAATAATACTCTCTCACTTGCACTTAACACCGCTCAGCGTTCTTGGAGTACAAAGCATGTTGGAAATCTCGACGAAAAGCTTGCAGAAGCGAGACATTGCCTTGGTATGGCAAATCTTTATATGGATGCACTTGACGAAGAGGCAGATAGACTTGCGAATATTAAACTTAATTTTGAACAAATCAATGAAATCCTCGATCAGATGTTCCCTGTAACGGAAAATGATTCTGATCGTAAGAAAGCAAACATTCAGAAAGTAAAGGACAACTATTCTGTCTGCTACTTTATGCCTGACATTGCTAAGTTTAAAGGAACTGCATGGGGCGCTGTGAATGCGATGAGTGATATGATCGGGCATAGCGCTCCGAACAGAAACACTGCAAACTATGAAGAGAACCGATGGGGAAAGATCATGGATGGTCATGCATGGATGGACGAGTTCGTCAAGCTGGTTAACGCAAAGGTTGGGGTTGGAGCTTAATGCTCCAGCCTTTAATCTAGAAAGGAGCTAACAAAAATGAGAGACCCAAAGAGAATTGACAAGTTCTGTGAGATACTTAAGGTATACTGGCACATGGTTCCCGATTGGAGATTTATGCAGTTGGTATGTAATCTTCAGGCACAGATTGGAAGTGACGGTTTCTATCTGGAAGACGATCAGGTAATGGAACTGATTGAGCAGATGCTGAAAGGATAATAAAATGTTAACTAATCGAAACAATAATGAAACTAAACATGTAAACTTTGTTTCTTACACTGGGAGCTATCCCAACCTGTGTAGCGGTGTGCTTACACTTGAGATTGACGGAAAGGAAATTACATTTGGTTATGGTTTCAACTCTAAAGATGAATCGACATACAATCCGTTTTGGAGCAGCGGTGGCGGTCTAATGCCAAATTATGAGGGAGCATGGCAAGGTGAATGGCAAATTGATGTAGAGAGAATTCCAGAACAGTTCCGCAAATATGCAGCAGAAATTGATCAAGTGTTTAATGATAATGTTGAGTGGGGATGTTGTGGTGGATGTATTTAAAACGATACAAAATTAAAGGAGGATTTAAAAATGAAAATGACAGACATAGAGATTGAAAAGCTATGGGACGAGCTTGAAGATGTGCCTATCGACGAGGACGAATGTCTTGATGCTGATTGGCACGGTTGGAGTAAGGGAACTCACAGAGAAGAAATCTGGTATTGGTTTGACGAGCATCACAGCAAGGGTGTTGGTTGGCTAATGAATGAAAGAGAAACAGAGTATTAAGGAGGAATTAAATATGAAACAAAGTGAGTGTATATCTGTTATTAATGAACTATTTAAAAAACACATTAAGACAAATGAACAAATTTTTAAGAGTTACAATTATTGCGACCACAGAGCGTGTGATTTGATTATCAACTTTAAAAAAGAAGTTGAGAAGGCGGGGTTCAAATTCTCGAATTGCTATCATGCAAATGGAATTGGAAACAATAACGATTATACAATCTATCTTGAATCACATGACAATGATGGTTTTGTAATCAAAAAGGAAATTGCAAATTTCTATTACTGTTACGGGATTTACGGAGGATGCTCCGTATATGTAAAAGACTTGGCGACAGGAAATAGCATTGCAATTAATAATGCAAGATAAAAGGAGGATTTTACTATGGGACTTGACGGTTATCTTAACAGAATGCCTCGTTATAAGAACACTACTGCAAGCGAGGTAAGTGTACTTGAGAATTATTTTGATTGGAAGAACACAAAGCAGGATTGTACTTTTGAGGAATATTCTGGCATTGACGGAAATGAAATGCCTAGCAAGGACGTAATTGCTTTCTACAAGCCGTTCTATATCAAGCGTTATTCTACTTGGGACACAGAGCACAAATACGGATATAATAGAATCATGGAGCAGGTTGGTTATTGGCGCAAGGCAAACGCGATCCACGCATGGCTAGTGAATCATGTGCAGGACGGCGAGGACGATTGTACTTATCATCACGAATGCACAAAGGAAATTCTCGAAGAGCTGCTTGATACTTGTAAGACGGTGCTTGAGTCGTGTGTGATGACATATGCAAAAGTTCAAAATGGAGAGCGTCTTATTGATGGAAAATGGGAGCCAATTTATGAGGATGGCAAAATTGTAATTGATTCTTCTGTAGCCGAAGAGTTGCTGCCATCTTGTAGCGGCTTCTTCTTTGGAGGAACTGACTATGATCAGTGGTATGTCCAAGATATTGTAGATACCATCAAAATTGTTGAAAGAGTTCTTGAAACAACGGATTTTGAAACGCAAATGGTTTATTACGTGAGCAGTTGGTAAACAATACAAAATTATTATTAAGGGGCTTGCGTAAAGCCCCTTTTAATTAGAAGGAGGATTTGAAAATGAAAACAATTGAAAAGACAACTACTATTTATCAAGCACTTGACGGGAAGGAATTCGCAAGCAAAATTGATTGTGCGAATTATGAGGCAGAAAAGTACAAGGATATTAATCTTCGTCACTTCGATTTTGATATTCCATATGGAGAGGATGGCCCGTATTTTTGGACTGCCTATAAGGTAAATTCTGAAAATGAATTTAATATGCTCATGACATATCTTGGGTATCATTATGACGACCTATATGGAATTGACAAGTACGCAGGCGCTGGTTGGTATGCAGTACAATTTCAGGATGATAGAACATGGGCAGAGGTGAAGATTCTAAGTCAAGTCGTAAAAGCTTTCACAAATATGCTTGCAGTGCTTGCAGAAAAAACAATGGATTTTGAGGAGGTAAATTAAATGGTAACAAGATATTGGGTAAATTGTTTTGAAAGGGAACTATGTATTGAATGGGATGACGCATATAAGCATCTTGAAAAAGAAATTCTTGATATGCTTGATGATTATTATCTCGAATGGCATAGCGTAGAAACAATTGAAGATCCTGAATATAAAGCATATGTGGAAGATGTCCCTTTGGAAGAATTTATGATGGAAAGATTGAGTGAAACCTATAATATGTGGGATTCATGGTGGGTTGAAGGCGACGAAGACAAGGACGGAAATGAAATTCAACCGTATAAGACTCATAACAATGGGTGTAATCAATTGGAGGTAAAGTAATGAAAGATTATGCTGTCGTATTTACTTATTCGTTCGATGCTGACGCGGCTGTGTATCTATTCGATACAGTGCTTGAAGCAAGGGAATTCTTGTTTAAGTCGTATAAAGAGGAACTGCGTATTGATACAGAAGAGAATGGATGGAGCTCAGAAGGCTATATTCAGGAAGACGGAATGTATGCAAAGATTACTAATCATTTTCAGGACGGAGATGATGTAACGGAATTTCATATTGCAAATATTTATTGCTAAGGGAGCCGCATGGCTCCTTTTTACTTGACAAGAATACAAAATTATTGCATAATAGAAAGGAAGAAATATTATGACAAAAGAAAAGAAATTCTTGACTAAAGAAGAGTATGTTGATTATCTTGCCAACAAGTCAAATGAAGTGCATCTGAGTACATCAAACAGAAAGACCGGTGGATGCTGCAACGACTTGGCTTTTCCAACTTGTACGTGTCGTGAGGACGCACCTTGTAAACATGGCGGTTGCTATTGTATGAAGGGAACGCAGCAAATGAGTTCTGTTTTGGCAGCATATGCAAGAAATCTCAGACTGTACAACACGGATCCACAGGATTTTTGGGAACAGGTTGCGTTCAAGGTGAAGCATAATCCGCTTCCACTATTTAGATTCTTTGATGCTGGGGATGTACCCGATTATGATTTCTTCTGTGGAATGGTCGAACTTGCAAGGCAATTTCCTGATATTAAGTTCATGTCGTTCACGAAAAAATATAGCATTGTGAACAAGTGGCTTACTGAGAACGGAGATCTGCCAGACAATCTCAATATTATTTTCTCTGCATGGCATATTGGATGGAAGGTAGAGAATCCGTTTGGTCTTCCTGTTGCATATGTGGATTTTAAAGACAAAACTCTGAATCCTGAATTCCCAAAAGAAATTACTAGTTGTTCGAATCAAAAGGATAAGACAATTACGTGCAGTAGCTGCCGCAAATGTTGGGACAAGAGAATTGAAGCGGTTAAATTTATTCAGCACTAACAATACAAAATTATTTTAAGGGTGTGGTATTAGTGATTATTTGTAGAAAATGTCATAAAGCAAATGACACATACAAGGAAGCAGAATTTGATTATTGGCAATGGTTTGACGCAACAGAGAATTTTGACGATCCACATGGTCGCTTCTGTGATGTATGTGGAAAAGAGTTTGAAGATGGTGAGACAGTAATCTTGGTTAACGAATAACAGAAAGGAAATGACATAATTTATGACAACTAAGGATTGGACAGGAAATAGTAAAGCAATTTATTCTTGCCATGGCGCAAGCAATCATAGCGAGACTGAGCGAGAGGCAAACGATTATTATGCTACGCCACCTAGTGCAGTAGAAATGCTTCTTAAACTTGAAGATTTTAGTAAAACTATTATGGAGCCCGCTTGTGGGCAAGGGCATATTGCAGAAATTCTTAAAAGCCATGGTTATACAGTTTGTGCAACAGACCTTATTGACAGAGGGTATGGTGTTGGGAATGTAGATTTCTTTAGTATTAATGACCCAACAGACATGGACATCATTACAAATCCACCTTATGCTATGGCAAAAGAATTTGTAGAACATGCAATGGATATTGTAACAGACGGTCATAAGGTAGTTATGTTTCTCAAGCTAACATTCCTCGAAGGTCAAGGACGAAGAGAACTGTTTAAGAAATATCCGCCTAAGACAGTTTATGTTTCTACTTCTCGTATTGGCTGTGCCAAAAACGGAGAATTTAAAAAGGACAAAAACGGAAACCTCAAAGCTGATTCAGCAGTAGCATATTGTTGGTACATTTGGGAAAAGGGGTTTGAGGGAAATCCTACAATCAAATGGTTTAATTAAGGGGGAATATAAATGAATAAATATCAATATTACGTGAATAATAACCCAGTTTCAAGAAAAGAGATGATAGTCGAGCTTAAGAACAAGTGCTATAAAATTCTACGCACCGAGTATATTGGTGACATCGGAATCAATACAACGGAAACTGATGAGAAGAAATTTAATAGTCTTATGAGAAAGATTGAAAAGGGACACATTGTGCTGATTGATAATAAAACTTTAGTAATGAATTTTAATGTAAGAGTTGAATATGAACCACTTCCTATTCGGCATATTGCAGTACAGTGTCCAGAATGTAAAAATTGGTTTCATGGAATGGACATGACTGATGATGACCTGTTTTATAGTTATCAGATTGATATGGCAAATTATTGTTGTCCTGTGTGCCATACTACATTTGGAAGATCCGATTGGAATAATTTTAAAGGGAAAGACAAGCCTAATATTGAAGAAGTAAGTTATCCAGATGTTTATGAAGGCTGTCTTAAACAGAAGGTGATTTGGGAATAAGAAAGGGAATTGATAATGAAGCACTCAGAATATCAAATCATAGTAGAAAATCTTTCTAAGCAGATAGAGCAGTGTGAAACTGTCTTGTCGAAGTATAATTTAAATACACGTGATATAAGCAAGATGACAATAAAAGATCTTAATGAATCAATTTTGTCTTGCAGAACAGCAGTTAGCGAAATGGACAAGTTTGTGAAAGCTGATTTGTGTCATATAATTGGTATGGCAGACCTGAATGCAGCACAAACATCTCACATTATTAAACTTACAAAAGAATTGGTATCACACAGAGGGGATATCAAATTTATAGCAGGACAAAACACAATCTTAATTCCCAAGAAGAAAAAAGAAAGTGCTTATAAATTATCCTCTGGAGTTAAACTTGTAAAATAACAAGGGAGATTAATTATGAAACATATTTACACATCCCCTCTTTGTGGTTGGGACGAATCTGCAGATCGTGTTTTTGTGTATGAACTTGAAAGCGATGAAGAAATTTGGGACTTTAGAGAAATGACTTTTGAACAGAAGTGTGATTTGTTTAATGTATATGAAGAGCCAGATTATGCTATCGCTCCGGGCGCAATGTATCATAGATACAATTTCAATCTTACAGGGGCTCATGTAATTATGACAGAAACTATTGCGCTTAATGTTTAAGAGCTATAAAAAGAGACTTGCTAATTAACAGGTCTCTTTTTAATTAACTTTGTAATAGAAAGGACATTAAAGCATGACAGCTCAGGAAATTAAAATTGCAAAAGCAACTAGTCGGAGTGCAGGCGCTTCGGTTATTAAGGATGGAAAGATTCGTGCAGTAGTTCCTCTTTGGGTGGAAAGTAATGTGGATAAGAGCAAAACAATTCTCGACTTTGGAGCGGGGAAGGGAGCTACTAGTACAAAATATCTTCTAAGCAAAGGATTTGATGTGGTAGCATATGATTTATGGGTTGGCAATGGAGATGTACTACTCGATAAATTTGCACTGAATAGACGGTATGATATTGTATTCGCGTCTAATGTGCTTAATGTGCAGAGTTCGAAAGAGATGCTTCTTGAAACGCTGAATCAAATCAAAAGTGTGCTTAAAGATGACGGAGAATTTATTTGCAACTTCCCGATTAGCCCAAGAAAAATGGAAATGAATGGACATGAAATGGAGGAAGTTCTCACCTCAATATTTCCAAATGTTTCCATAGTTGGTGGAACTAAGTCCGCTCCTATATGGAAAGTAGTTAAATCAAAGTTTATATAAACAAAATATATTTTGATAAATAGTCTTGACAAAACAAAATTATAGCGTTATAATCATAATAACAAATGAATGATTATAGTTTTTGAATGGAGGTATTTTCTATGAATAACAGGCGCAGAAAAAAAATAGAAATTCTATCCACGGAAATTGAAAAACTTAGTAATTGTATCCAAGATATTTGTGACGAGGAACAAGAATGCTTGGATAATATGCCAGAAAATCTACAAGGAACTGACAGGTATAGCAAAGCAGAAGAATGCTGTGAACAGCTTGAAGAATGTATTGATTTGCTTAGTGAAGTGATTGACATTATGGAGGAGGTTGTAACGTAAATGAATAATGGCGTCATGTGTGATTATTTTGACTATGACGGAATTAGATATTATGCTGGTTCAAAATTTAAATGTAACAATTTTGTAAAGACAAACGTTCAACTTTTCCCAGAAATTGAAGTTACATTTGTCAAGTATAATAAGAAGTCTAATATTTGCCGCATTCGCAGTAATGTTGCTATGTGTGAATTTGAGTTCGCGCTTAGTACTTTTACAGACAATATTATTTGCGTCACTTGCCCTAAGACAAAAGAAGTTGTAAATAAAATAAATGAAAAATATGAAAATGACAAACAATATTATCACTGGGTCGAAGACGGAGAAGACTGTTATAAGGCAAAGCCAGATGCCATTGGACTAGGTTGGGTGTGGTACATTTCTCTTATGGTAGTTGCGACGATCTTCAAGGGAGCTCTTGGTCTCTGGGCTCTTATTACGTTTGGTTTTGTAAGATGGAGAAAAAAGAAAATTAAGGAGGTATAAAAAATGACAGGCAGGACTGAAAAGGAAATTGCGTCAACTAAAAAAATGCAAGAAAAACTGAAAGAACTTCCTAAAATCTTTTCTGAATTTTATTATTATATGTGTTCAACAAAATCTTATACAACAGTTGAAAGATATATTGCATATGTAAGGGAATTTGCAGAATTCTTGAATGATGGGGACATTCCAAATAACTTTTACAAGAGAGTTACTCCGCTAGATATTAACAAATATTTTGCGGCAATGAAGAATAAAGAAAGCGCACATGGGCATTATAATACAAGTGACAGCATTCGTGCGACAAAATGGTCTGCGCTGAATACTTTCTTTGGATTTCTTAAGAGTAATAACTATATTGCAAATAATCCAATGGAGAGAACGGAGCGTCCAAAAGTTCAAGATAGACCAGACGTTGCTTATTTGACAGAAGAAGAAATTCAGGCAATGCTGGACAATGTTAACAAACTTGCAAGCACAAAAATGAAAAACAGAGATCTGGCGATTATTATGCTTGGACTTACAACTGGACTTCGTGTCTCAGCCATTACGCAAATTGATATTAGCGATATTGATTTTAAAAATAATACCATTAAGGTAATTGAAAAAAGAGGAAAAACATGCAACATTCTTATTGGCGACAAGGTAAAAGAACAGATCGAATTGTGGCTTCAAGATAGAAAAAAATATTTTAGCATGACAGATTCCGATGCGCTGTTTATTTCTAGTTTTAAGAAAAGAATTACTAGAGATGGGATTAGAGTAATCCTAGAGAAATATAGCAAAGATGTTACAAATAAGCATGTTACTCCACATGTACTAAGGCATTCTTGCGCAACAAATCTATATGAGAAGACAGGAGATATTTATCTTTGTGCAACAGTGCTAAATCATAAAAATATTGCTACTACCATGAGATATGCAAGTATGTCTAAAGATAAAAAACAGAAAGCAGCAAATATTTTGAACGACATGATTTAATAACATTTGACAGGGATAATTTTGTACTGTACAATATAAAAGAAATGAAAAACTCACAAGGAGTGTGATTATGTGTTCTATAATGAGGAGGTTAAAATACAATTCATAAACGATTATAAGAGAAGTAGAGTCGTTAATGAAACTTCATTAACTGGAATGTTTAACAAGATATATAAATATGAAATACAAAATAAAAAAGATTGCAATAATTTTGCAATTGAAGAAATACTGGCCATGTATCGTTGCTTCAAAGCGAAATCTGTGCACGTGCTTGAGAATTACAATGTGTATTTAAAAAGCTACGCAGCGTTTTGTATGCATTATGGTTTTGGCATGGAAAACAATTACGCAAATATTAGTAAGGCCATGCTGCAAGAATGTCTTGATGAAAATATAATTAAACAAAAGTTCTTGACAAGGGAACAGTTTGACGAGGTAGAAGACGAATTATACAACTATACAGACAAGGCGTTGCTGGAGTTACTATGGGAAGGCATTAGTGGAAAAAGCATGGAAGATATTGTTTCGTTAAAGAGAAGTATGATAAGTGAAGACAAACAATATATTTGTTTTGAAGACGGACGAAAAGTAAAGTTATCTGCAAAATTGTATAATTATTTAGACAAGGCATTTGCAGAAAAAGAATATATGTGCTATGGGGTAACTGTTAGAGTTAAACAACTAATTGGAGATGATTGTTTATACAAGGAAATGGATAATGCGTATACAGTAGACTCTGATGATAAGTTTTTCCGTTGGGTATATAGAAGAATTCAGACATATAGGAAGCACGTAGGATTGCCATTGCTTACTATGAAGACAATTGCGGCGTCAGGGCTTTTATATAAAATTAAACAAGCAATGGAAAAGAATAATCTTGGGCTAAGAGAATTTTTATATACAGAGGAAGGCAAAGCATTGGCACAGCAATATGGATACAAGTTAAATTCATATGTTGATGTTATTGCCAACAAGTTTGCAAGTCTGGTGTAGGCCGTATTATTGCGGTCTATAATTTTCTTTTGTTCAACAATACAAAATTATAATTAAAAAGTAGTTGCCGAACATATGTTTTTATTGTATAATTTTTGTATAAGAGAGAAGCAAAGGTAAATTATTTTACATTACAAAAGGGGAGACATAATTTTATGGAAAAGAAAATTGTAAATGACTTACATAATCTAAATGGTAAGAATGGGGAAATAACAATACATCATGATTGGTATGGAAATCAAAAAATTAGGGGAATTTTCCATATTATTGATGATGGAGAAAGGATTGGTGTTAAATTGAAAGATAATGAAATCTTTTTATGGAACAATGAAATTACAAACATTGAGGTAAGTGGAAATTACGCAATGATCAAAGGGGAGTCCATGCAAATTAAAATCGAAATATAAAATTTTTCGCTCTCTGATAAAAAGCTTGACAAGACACAATTATTATGGTATAATGCAATCGTAATGAGATGTAATACAAAATTATAGTCTTTTCAATTGTTAAGAAAGGGGGATGAATAATGAATGAAATCAGAGAGCGTCAATGTTCAATGCCAGAAATGTGGAACAATTTTTCAGGTTGATGAACGAAATAATTATATTGAGTATTTATATATACAAGCGAAATGTCCATGCTGTGAGCACGAAAATGATATGTTGAATATAGGGAAAGACATTTTAGATAAATACACATATTATAATGTGGTCATGGATGAAAGATATTATAAGTATTAATTTTTATTTTATTAAACAATACAAAATTATAGGAAAAGGAGACTAATAAGACATGGCAAACAAACTTTTTGAACTTCCACAAACCAAGGGAACCTTTCAGGTTAGAGGAATTGTAAGCGGAGTAGAGAAGGATAACTTCTATACAGAAAAGAAGACCAAGACAGGCAAGGATTTCCGTATGGTTAACTTTGGCGTAGAATATGAAGACAAGAAGACAATTTATCCTTCGCTTAATGGTATGCCGCGCGATAAGGTATATTTTAGTAAGAAGGATGAAGATGGCAAGACTGACGTTAAGGCCGTTGCTTGGAAGGATAGAATTAAGAATGCACCAGAGGGATATCGTATGATTGGTGTACTGACTGGGCTTAAGAAAGTTCCGGGCGATAATGGAAAGCTCAAGAATGACAATCATTATAGAACAGAATATGATGCATGTGAATATATTAATGAGAATCTTAATGATGGTGATTCCGTTTTTGTTAAAGGGAATCTAGAATTTGGCAGTTATACTAACAAAGATGGAGAAGTCTCTCGTACCACAAAGTTTGTTCCAACACAGGTTTCTCTATGCCAGAAGGATGTTGACTTTGAAGCGGATGATTATGCTCCAGCTCATGATTTTACGCAGACGATTGTTTTTGTTGGTATTGATCAGGAAAGAGAAAACGACAAGCCAACCGGTCGATTCGTAGTTGATGCCAAGATTGTGAATTATAACTCTATTGAGTCTGCTGAATTTATTATTGAAGATGCAAAACTCGCAAAGCAGATGCGCAGTGGGCTAAAGCCTTATAATTCCATTCAGGTTCATGGACATATCAATGTTGTTAATAATGTTGAGGACGTGAATGATGAGGAAGATGATGATTGCTGGGGCGAATCTAATGATATGGACAATAAGAGAGTTTTTGCACAGACTCATCGAGAGCTTATTATTACAGGGGCAAAGCCATCAACTATTGACAAAGACACATATACTGAAAAGGCAATTGATGAGGCAATTAAGAAGGTAAATGCATCAAAGAAAGCAGAACAGGATTTCACTGGTAAGGCAGAGTCAACATCCAATGTAGATGATGATTGGGGCGACGATGCATCTGACGATGAAGATGAGCCATGGTAAGCAAATGCGTTTAGAGGAGATTAATTTCTCCTCTATGCAATATAAAATTATATATAAAGGAGATTGATATAAATGGCAAGAGCAAGAAAAGCAGCAACAGTACAAAAGAAATTACATATGATTTGTTATGGACAACCTTTTACCGGAAAGAGCACGTTTGCATCACAGTTGGCATATATGCACAATGAAGATGGAAGTCCTATGAAAGTTCTATATATCGACGCCGAGAGTGGTTCGATTGACAATTATCTAGACACAATGGAAGCTAATGGTGTGGATCTTGGCAATATTTTTATTGTCTATTCACAGAGCCTTGGAGAAGTCCTAGATTATATTGATAAGGTAAAAAATAACGAAGACTTTTATGAGCTTGACGAAGATGGCATGGAAACTGATGAGATTGTCACAGACGCACAAGGCAACCCATTCAGAGCCGATGCAATTGTAGTTGATGGTGTCAGTGTTCTTTATACTGCAGCGCAACAGGGGCTACTTGAGTTTTCTAAGAAACGCGCAAGAGTTAAGGCAAACAATAAAGATCTTGTTGGTGACGAGAAGCTAGTAGCTATTGAGGGCGCATCACTAGAAATTAAAGATTGGGGCTCTCTCAAGTATAAGGGAGCTAACCTTTGTCTATCCCTTCTAGGTACTGGCGTACATAGCATTATTACCTGTCGAGAAGAAGACGAAAAGATTTCTATTAAGGATTCTGATGGCAAGATTTCAAGTGTTTCAACTGGCAAGAAGATTCCTGCAGGATTTAAGACAGATCTAAATTATAATATGCACACTGTAATTCGTTTTTATAAGGACGAGAATGGTGAAATTTGTGCGGATGTTGAGAAGGATAGAACTGGTGTACATCCCGATGAAACTTTAATTGATCCACAGCTTCTTGATTGGCAAATTGTTATTGATAAGTCAAAGGGTAAACAGAAGTTTGTTCTCCATAATAGTCTAGACACAGCAGTAGAAACTGAGCAAGAAATTTATAGTGCAGAAGTTATGAGCAATGCAACTAAATCTTTTAGTAAATCAGAAATGGAAAAGATGAAGCAGAAAACTAATGCAAAAGATGCTTCTAGTGATGTAACTGAACTTCAAGCCAAGATTAAAGCTATTATTGGTAAACTAGACCCAGTAGCTAAGAGCGACATGAAAGCCGCCCTAAAAGAGAAAGGACTTCCTGTAGTAATTAGTAAGGTTACAGACATTGCTATTCTAAACCAGATTCTTGAAGTAGTTTCACAGTAAGGAGACATAACAAATGAGCGCCACTTTAATTAGAAAATGCGCGTTCTGTGGGGAAGATATTGTTTTAACAAAGAATGATATGCATATGGTTTCTTATAAACAGAAAAGCTATCATACTGAATGTTTTAAAACAATGTGTAATGGGCGAGTACTAAAAAACAACAGGTACTCGTCCATTTATTCAGATGCCTTACAGAATTTAGATCAACTAGAATCAGAAGCAAAAAAGAAATTAATGCATCGTTTTGTGCAAGACGAATTCAATGAGTATTTGATTGTACATTATGATGTTGGGGCATTAAGTCGTCGTTTTTGGTCAATTATTGCAGATATTCAATCTGGAAAATATAATGGAAGACGGTGCAAGCCAATTGAATTAGAAACCTTGTTTGATATGTGGAAGGACTATCAGAAAGAACTAGACAAAACAAATGCATGGAACAAGCGTCATGGCAAGGTGATTGACGGAGAGGTAAGAGTTAACTATGATCTTGCTATTTTAATGAGTAATTATGTAAAATATTCAAAAGCCAAGGAAAAAGCAAAGAAAGAAGCAGAAGAGAAAGAGAAACAAAGTCGCGTTAAAAAGAGTGTAAACATTGATTATAGCAAAATTAAAGCAGTTGAACAGAATGATGGATTAGGGGATATTAGCGATCTTTTGGAAGACTTAATTTGATAGGAAGTGAAAATATGGAACTTGAATTAACTAATAGCCAGTCCGAAATGCTGGTAGTTGGATCATTTTATAAAGAGCCAACATTATATCTAACATATGGAACCTCAATTGTCCCAAAATATGATTTTTCGGACAAGGCATGTGAGTTTTTTTATCAGTTATTTTCTGATTATTATGTTTCATATTCTGAAGATTTTACCGAATTGAAAATTAATACGTTCTGCAGCATGTCTAAAGAGCGTTTTAAACAATATAGACAGTATGGCGGATATAAGACAATTAAAGAATTAATGGCAATGAGCGACCCTCATGATATTAAGAATTATCTTTCAATATTTAAAAAGTTTTCATTGCTAAGGGCTTTTAATGAGACTGGATATGATGTATCAAAAATTTTGGCAATTAAGAATTTCAATGCATTAACGCCAGATGATATTTGTAGAATTGTTCGTGGCCGAATTGATAAGGTAGCTAATAAAGTACAAGCCATTGATGAACCTGTTGTTCTTACAGAAAACGCAGTTTCATGTATTGATCAATTCCTATGCATGCCATCTATGGGCGTTGCTGGGCCATGGCCATATCTTCAGAAGTATTATAGAGGATTGCTTCCCGGAAACGTTTTGATGACAGGAGCTTTGAGCAATAGCGGTAAGGGCAGAAATCTCGTTTATCTTATTGCGTATCTAGTCCTTGTTCAAAAGCAAAAAATTCTATTGCTTGCAAACGAAATGTCGGCGGAGAGCATTAAATTGAACTTCTTAGTTACATGCATTAATTCTCCAGAGATTCAAGAGCTACATGGAATTAAAGATATTTATAAACCAGAAAGAGAAATTGCACTCGGATCATATAAAGATGATAACGGAAAGTACATCTATAGACAGATGGATGATAATGGCGTGTACACAGAAGATGAAGAGTCTTATAAAAAGAGAATTTATGAAACCTCTTCTGAATATCGTAAGGTGCAACGAATTATGCAATGGGTTGAATCTGAAAGTAGTGGCAAATTCTTGTTTAAGAACATCGGCTCTTGCTATGAAGATGAAGTACTTGAAATGGAAATTAAAAAAGCCAATACAATTTACAAATGTGATGGTGTAGCATACGATACACTCAAATGTTCTGGACTTGAGGACTTTGCCAAGTTGGCCGCAACTGCTACAAAAATTACAGAGTGGATCCATGAAACAAAGATGTATTGTATTTGCACCTTCCAGCTTACAGATTCGGCGCATGATATCCCTATTGAAAACCTAAATTCTCAGGAGATTGCAAGTTCAAAGAGAATGATGCATGTTACTGACCAAATGCAAATGTGGAAGCATTTATCAGCAGATGATAAGCAAAACTATGTATATGTCTGTGAAGATGATACTTGGGGAGAACCAATAGAACATGACTTAAGATATGATAAAAATTATGTTGGATTAAGAATTGTAAAGAACAGAGTTGGTTCTAAGAATGATTTGATCTGCTTTGAAGTAGATATGGACGGAAATGTTTGGAAAGAAATTGGTGTGCTTAAGAAGAAAATGTAAAGCCAACAAAGGTGAGATTCTTGGATGTAGTCTTAAGATTGATAGTATTAATTAAATAATATTTAGCAATGCATTGATTTAATTATACATAAACTCCCACTTATATAGTGGGAGTTATTTTTTTATATAAAAGTCGCCAAACTATCAACTGTAGTTTGTACAACTTGCTATATTGACAAACCGTAGAAATGTGATATACTGGCTATAGTACAAAATTATAGTACATTAAGGCAACAAATTTATAAAGGAGCAATCAACAAATGTCAAATGAATATAAGGATTGGCTCAATGATCAAAAAGAGCAAAATAAAGTAATTTTTAATCAACTTCGAAATGGAAAACATCCATTTGTTAGTTTGGAAGAACTAGAATTTTTTATCCATTGTATTAACGATTTTGGTATTGATGGGTTGATTATTCAGCAAAGTCATGTTAGTAATGGATTTTATCTTGGTGTGAATGACGCAACTATTAATAAGTGGATGGAAAAAGATTCGATGAATATTAGAGATTGCCACAAATGTGTCTATGAAGTCGGATGCAATGGCGATCCAGTAAGATGCACATCTTATAAGAGAGATGCGCCAGATGGAGGATGTTATTAAAATGAGTTTTGATAATCGGGTTGTGATTGTAAGTAATTATGCAACTGAAGCACTTAATAATGAACTGGACTATTGGGGTGATCGTGGATTCAGGTTAGTTTCTACTGAAATGGCAGAGAATATATATGGCGTTACAGTTATGTATCTATTTTTTACAAAAGAGGCGTAAGATAAATGGATCAATGCGGGACATGCAAGCATTATATTGGTTGTGGAGATTGGAATTTATGTTGTGATATCCCACATCCGACTCCTAAAGAAAAGGAAATGGGGATTACTTTTATATTTGGGCATTTGTGTTATGAGGACACAGGTGCTTGTGACATGTACGAGCCGAAAGGAGCAAACTATGTTAATGAAAATTGCACATCATAATGATGGAAAGGAAAAGTTTCAGTCGCATACTTGTTATTTATTTAATGATGCTGATAGATATCATAATTTTGACTTAACAAACATTTATGGTTATGGCGAAACAAAAGAAGAAGCAATAGCAAATTTAAGAAAGGAACTTGAGTATTATTTTGATGAGCTTCACGCACTTGAAAAGATGCTTTATGAAACGGACATATTAGATAATGACATTGTTGAAGTTGATTGTTTAGGGAGGAAAATTAAATGAAGATCGGCTATATTGTAGAATATAATTTGGAAATGAACCCACACCTGACAGAGAAGTTTAAATTCAGAGAAGCAGCATTCACGCGCCGCATTTCAAGTCGCGGTGATAGAGTGTATAGCAAAATGCTGATGTCCCCTGTCGATTACGAAGAAATTGTAGATAACGCAAACATGATGAAGAATAATCCATCGCTCATTCTTGTAAGAGAGCCATTCCTTCTAGACGACGAGCTGCGTGAAAAGGTTACGAAATGGGTTGAGTGGGCAAATCACGCAGATCCTAGCGAGTACGATCCATTTGCGTAAGTGTTTTTAGCGAAAAGAGTAGCAAATGAGAATTGAAAATAAGGTTTTGGTATGCTCTAATTATGCGACCTCAGCACTGCAAGACGAACTTGATACATTTGCTAATGCAGGATATAAGTTGGTTTCTACTCAGATGGCAAAAAACCATTATGGTGTTGATGTGATGTATTTGTTTTTTACAAAAGGAGAATGTGAGTAAAAATGAGAATTATTGTAGATAAAATTCCGAATAGTATTTATGACTGTCTTTTCTTCTGTGCTGATGCATACGGAGCTACTTGTAAGCTAGACCGAGAAATACGAGAATCGCCTTGTTGGAAAGATCATTATTGTCCTTATCTTATGATAGATATGCATTTGAATCAGACTTATAAGGAGAATTGTTAATGGATTGTTATAACTATAATTGCCCGTTCCGGTACAACATTCTTCCGACAAGTAAAACTCGATGTGATTGTACGGCTTGCCCGAATCGTAGCGATTCAACAGGATATTTTGCTAGTAATCAGACATTAACAAAAGAAGAAGTTGAAGCGATTAAAAAAAGGAAAATGGCTGAAGATTCAGATTATGGGAGAGGAACGTGGTGTTAATATGCAACCATTTATGGAAAATGTTTGTATGCATCCTCACTGCATGAATCCAGAGTGCGAAAAGTGTAGCTTCTTCACTCCTAAAGCTTTTGGCATTAGAGTGCCCAAGAAACTGGGTCTATCACTTTTCGATCTGGAAGAACGACTAGATTGGAGGAAGAATAGAAATGGCTGATTTTTATTGCCCTTATGGATATGGGTGGTGTGAAACACCTCTTAAAGATTGTCCTCATTGGCAGGGCACTTTTTGTGAGTTGGATTTGTTGAAAGAAGGCCTTCAGAAATACGAGGAGGAAAATAATGAATGAGAATTACGTAAGCTGGGACTGCGAGTCTTGTATTTACTACCCACCCAGCTCGAGTGATGGTAAGCCATGTTCTGTCTGTGATCCCGACGACCCATTTTTGAATTGTTATAGCGAAAGAGAGGAGTGTGAAAATGAGACTAACTGATGCAGAGTGTGATGCTCTAATGGAGACCATCGGACGGCGCGAGTTTAAGACTCGTGATGATATTCAGGAGTGGCTTGATAATGCTCCTACGCTTTATGGTTATGTAGACTTCGTTAATAAAATCGAAGAACTAAAGTGCAGAATCCCTAAAACTTTGTATGACAAGGTGCCAAAAAACTCCTCGAAGATCAATGTTGTAGCGTTTGGATTTATTGCCTTGAATGCATCTATGAAATGGCAGATGTTTGGGAAGAAGTTAATGGAGAAGAACTTATTTTGGTGCCGGGACATTTTGAACGTAGGCCGAAAGATGATAGTATGAATTATTCATTTGACCCGACAAGTTTATATCAAGCGTAAGGAGGAAGAAATGGACGCAGTAGAATTCTTAAATCAATTATATCGACGTTATAAGTCCGAACCGGAGCATTATTGTGAAACGATTAACTTAAATAATATGGAGCCTATTTCTTTTGTGAGAGAAGTTGCAAATTGGGCAAAAGAGCATCCCGCTAAAACGCGGCAGAGTGAGTTTTTAAAACAATATCCACACGCGGAGCTATCTTATGGGTATGTGAACATCAATCCCTGTAGAATCGACTCTTCACTTTATGATAGTGCAGAGAATCAAAAAACGCATATACTCAAAAAAGAAGATATGTATTCCTTATACCCAGAAAAAACGCAAGTGCGGTCGTATGGATCAGACGAGCTTTATCCGATTGGAATCATGTGGTTTATGGCGTCTGACCCGAATCAGACAGATGAAGTTCCGGGCGAATGGGAGATGGTTTCGCAACTTTGGAAGCGTATTAAGTAGAATTTTGAGAGGAGTAATAAAGTTATGGCATATTTATATGAATCTCATATGGGCGGACTATTCTCGGTGGACGATATGCTAAGTCCTGATGAATGTTATTGTGAAACATGCGGAGATAGCGACTGGCTTATTGGAGAATATGAAACTTTGAAGGACTTTTGGAATCTCATTAAAGATGATTGCAATATTAATGGCTGTGGTGGTTATGATTTAACGTATGTCTATCCCATGATCGTCGAAGAATTTGAGCTGCCATATAAGGTTGCTTATGAAAACGAATACATGAAAGACTGTGGTTTCTGCTCCAATAGCGAAGAAGAGATTCTAAAAAATATCAATGAAGCAATTAAGAAGGAGAATAAAAATGGGGCTTGATAATTCGTTTGTGGTAAAGAATGTGTCTCGTGAGAACGTCCCATATTGGGTTAAACTACCATTTGATTTTGACATGGATGATGGTGGATTTGAAATTGCGTATTTCCGAAAGTACTGGGGACTTAGAAATGAGATTTTAACGAAGCTGCATTGTCTTTCACGCAATGACGTCCAGACGCCAGTAGAATATGACGATATCTTGCCTATAGTAAAGATCTTGATGAAATATTTGGACGAGAAACATTACGAAGAAAACGCAGATAGTATCTGGGAATTCTGCGAAGCGCGTGAAAATATTCAGCAGAGTATTATCAATTTGATGTGGCTGAAGATGTATATGGATACGCATCCAGACGTTGAATGTTATTTTTATGATAGCTATTAACTAGGACTTGACAACACGAAATGATTGTGTTATAATACAAGTACAGTCGAGAGAGAGATGAGGCTTTTGGCAAAGACCTTTGATCTATTGACAAATGATTAAATGTATGATATAATCCAATCATAGTTGAGAGGCAACTCAAATAAACACTTGCACATACTGCGAATTGCCTCTTGACAAGCAAGAAAATCTATGGTATAATACAGACATAAAGCGAAAGACAATACAAAATTATAGCAACAAGAAAGGAACAAAAGAAAAATGGCTATTAAGTATTATAGCAATCCAAAGACAAAGGAAACGTTTGCAGTTCTGAGTGGAACCACCCTTGACGCAATCAATAAGATTCAGAAGACCATGGACGAGTTTGGTGGCTGCATGATCCGGCATCAGTATCTGATGCCAGCGCAGTTTAAAGCGAAGGTTAAGCTTGCAGAAGGCGATGTGTACGACGAGGAGAAGGGCAAGCAGCTTGCCAAGGAAAAGCTCATGAAGAAGTACTACAAGGCGTTTGACGCAAGAATGGATATCTTCCGAGCAGATCTGATTGCGCTGAATAGTAAGGTATTTGAGACGCCGCCTGAGCTGATTGAAGAAATTGCTTGACAATACGAAATTATTGTGGTATAATACGAGTGTGGTTGAGAGAGCCAACTTGAGTGATTGAGCCGCTTGGCTGCATAAATAATTATAGACAATACAAAATTATAGAGCTGGGTATCTCTTAAAAATGCCTAAACTATCTGCGTGTGGTGGAATTGGCATACACATGGGATTTAAGTCCCCATGCCCGAATGGGATTGAGAGTTCGAAGCTCTCCACGCAGACCACGCGAACAAATGGAATGCGTTAAGTAATGTGTGGCTGACTGACCTAAGAGTCAAATATGCAAGCGTAACTCAGTTGGATAGAGTGCCTCGCTACGAACGAGGAAGACATAGGTTCAAATCCTATCGTTTGCATTCTTTAATATGCCCGAATGATGGAATTGGTAGACATGCAGCTCTCAAAAAGCTGTGCCGCAAGGCGTGTGAGATCGTAGCTCACTTCGGGCACCACAGGTCTTTGTGGCAACTGTACGACCTATATAAACTACTAAAGTTGCAACATATTGCTGGCGGGAGGTAGGTATCTCAAGCGGCCTCATAAGTCGTTTTAATCTGGTTCAATTCCAGAGCTTCAGCGACCAAATAAATATGGGCAGGTAGCGAATCGGCAAACGCGGCGGACTGTAAATCCGTTCCTTCGGGGTAGTGGGCTCGACACCCACCCTGCCCACCAAATGATGGTGAGTAGCGTACAATGTCAGATTTGAGTGAAGATAGAACCAGTAACTTCTAAGTCTGTTAGGGGTCATACGCGGCCTCGCTCGCTATCATTACCAAGGGATAAGTTGCTTAAACTGTTCGAACGAACCCTACAAATCGGCAGAAACGGTGACAGCTCGGAAAGACGGCAAATTAATATGCTCCGCTAGCTCAATTGGTCAGAGCACCCGACTTCGCTGCATGGTGTAATAGTAACACTGCTTAACCGCGGATTAAGAGATGTAAGGGCAGGACTTACTGCAGCGGCCAATAATCGGGAGGTTCCAAGTTCGATGCTTGGGCGGAGCACCAAATATTATCGTATAGCTTAATGGGAAAGCGCACTCACTATCAGAGGGAGATACTTGTTCGATTCAAGTTGCGTTAGAAAAATGTGGATGCTATGCACGTCGCGCGCCGCCACCAAACAAAGCATAGCTGGCGCTGTGGAAAGACACAGAGATCTGCAGGAGTCCCATAGTGGTCGATTGGAGCGGTTTTGTAAGCCGCCAGCTTTGCTCACGTCGGTTCGAATCCGACCTCCTGCTCCACATTACTAGCTATCGCTGCTTGTAGTTAGTGAGTTGTTTTAGAAGCAGTAAACCCACAAGTATGGTGGGCGGCACACCAGTAGTCGTTAAGGGCGAGATCAAGCTGAACTGGTACATTATATGCAAGTAAGGAAGAATTGGTCTTCTCTCATTTAACAAAGCTGAGATACAAAAAGATCGCTACTTTGGAAACGTTCGCTTTGGGGAAATGTGTGTTCGAATCGCACTACTTGCTCCAGCGAGGTAACTTCACTTCCATCACGTAGCACAGCGGATAGCAAATAGTGAAAGAGATATGTGCACCTAGGCTCTTGTTTGAATTATTTGGTTATGATAAAGAAGGATTGGAAACCTCGCTTTATGAGAGCGTAACTCAGTTGGTAGAGTTTTATAGCGTGAAGGGATATGCTATTGAATACCCTTAGTCGCCAGTTCGAGTCTGGCCGCTCTCATTAACATATAGATTAGGAGAAATAGTTATGGCAATTAAAATAATTAGCAAAGGAAAAAATTTCGATAATCCTATATTTACCCAGCGATGTCCTAAATGCGATTGCGTATTTACCTATCAGAATGAAGATGCTCACAGGGAGCCTACTGGCAGGTATTACAAAGATTTTGAAGATTATTTTATTAAAATGGACGATTGCGACAGACAAGAAATTGCAGTATCTGTTGAATGTCCTTGGTGTCATAAAAAGATTCATACAAAGGATGAATATAAAAAGATATGAAAGATTACAGTGTAATTGCTCAATTTTAATGGAGTATTATGAATTGGCATGCAATAAAATTTATGGATGAATGTTATCGTCCGACAAGTTAATGGGTTCTTGTCGAAGATAAAAACCCTTATTTGATATAACTAGTATGGGTCTGTAATTCAATAGTAGAATATACGCCTTTTAAGCGTACTACGGACGGAGCGTAACCGCCCAGACCCACCATTTATTCTCTGTAATTTAGTCCACTTGACTCCGGTACAATCTTCTGCTCTGTTACCTGTTTATGCAGGTTAGATGAATAAAGGCAGAGCTATTTATGGCTGGCGGGAGGTTGGCATCTCAACTTGGCTCATAATCAAGCTCAATTCAGTTCGATTCTGAAGCTCAGCAACCAAATAGCGGATTAGTGTAATAGTAGCACGACAGACTTTGGATCTGTAGGTAGGGGGGCAGAACCTCTATCCGCTCCATATAAAACAATAAACTAGGAGGAACAAACAATGAATACAAGAACCAAACTACATTACGAGAACCGCATTGCAAAGCTTAAGGCCAAGGGCGAAGTGATGAATGACAAGCTTATCAAGAAGGCACAGCGGCAGATGAACAAGCTGTAACAAAAGTCAATCCCAATTTAAATAGGAACAAAGAGCGCCGTTGGTAGGCATACGGCATATAAACCGCCTACTTGCAACAATTGGTGACGGCCTCACCTAAAACAGCCGGTCGCTACTGCTCAATTGCGGCTCCTATAAATATGCGGGTATAATGTAGTGGTAACATATGACCCCTCCAAGGTCAGATGGCGAGTTCAAATCTCGTTGCCCGCTCCAAAAGACGCCGATTGGGAAGCCTGCTTTATTGTTAAGTGGAAGGATGATAAAAACCTTCCCGCTAACTTGCACACCCAATGCAAGGAATGTGCTTGAGTCTTGGTGCATTGAAAGTCGGATATGGTGCACAATTACAAACTGGCGTTGACTGCATTGCAGCAGCGACCACGAGATGTGGGAGCCTAGCAAAAACTAGGCTCCTTTTTTGTACATATTGTATACTTGACAAATGGCAAGGATGTGATATTATATACTCGTAAAACGACAGTACAAAATTATAGGAGAGAGAAAATAACGTGGACAGAATTAAGAAACTATTGATTATTCTAACATTAGTTACTCTAATCTTGCTATCAATACCCGTCAATAAAGAGAGTAACGATGCTATTCCAGCAGCTCCTGAAGCAACGGAACTTGTTGATGAAGAGACGCTAGAAGAAATATTTATTATGGAACCAGAAGATGAGATTGTTACGACAGAGGAAGAGCAATCCGCCGTAGTTGATGAGGTTGTTGAAGAACAGCCAGAACTGCTTTCTGCTCCGCAACCGCAATATTCAGATAACGATTTAATGCTTCTGGCAAAAGTGATTTACGCCGAGGCAGGTAGTGAGTTCCTTTCTGATGAGTGGAAGATGTGTGTTGGTGAAGTTGTGTTGAACCGTGTAGCTTCACCAGAATTCCCGAATACAATTTACGATGTTGTTTATCAGCAAGGACAGTATCAAGGAGCTAGAAGTGGCTACATTGCAAGGTTAACGCCGAGTGAACGATGCATTGATATTGCGAGACGACTGCTAGACGGAGAAAGGCTTATGGAACCCTCTGTTGTGTTTCAGGCTAATTTTAAACAAGGCAGCGGAGTCTGCAAGGCTTTATATGATAGCCATCTTGGATGGACATATTTTTGCTATTCTAGTAATATGAGTTTGTATTAAGGGGAAGGTTAAATGAGATACATAAAAATGAGTGTATTAGCTGATAAGCTGAATGCACGTGGCGGAGAACAAATTAGCAAAAATCTAGTTAATTACTGGTTTAGCACACTAGGTTACGATGTTAATCTAGAGCAGGCGGAAGATAACAAAAATACAAATAACAACAAAGGAGAAGAAAAACAATGAACAACAATGACATGTCAACAGCTCTACGCAATCAGATTGAGACTATTCGCCGCAAGAGATGGTGCTCCGAAAATGAATGTAGAAAATGCAAGAATTCCTTTTGGTGCAATATGTGTCGGCTACTAGCTTCTGCGGCAAACCATATTGATGATATGAATGAGCAGCTTCGTGCACAGGAGCAAATGGCAAAGGATACTTGTGATCTACTTACACGTCAGCTATTGGAAGCAACAAATACGGCAGATGCCATGCGAGAAGACGTTGTTGATCTGGCTAATGAGCTTCAGCTCGGACACGTTTGCGAGACTTGTATCCGGAGAGAAAATTGTCTCAAGAACAAGACGGGTTGGATGTCAAACAAGCAGTGTGTTGATTGGGAATATAAGAAGTTTGTTATTGATTCGAGGAACAACTAATGGATGATCTAAAACCTTGTCCTTTTTGTGGCGATGCTCCTGTAATGCATAAGACAGGATATGGCGCTGTTTATATTAAATGTGTACAATGCGGAGTGACCACTATGTTTTGTCCAGACGTAGAAACTGCTATTAAAAAATGGAATAATAGAATCAATTATTGACAATACGAAATTATAGTGTTACAATTATTCATGGTAGAAACATAAAAAAGGAGTTGTAACACTATGAAAATGAAAAAATACGTAATTATATACAAAGACAAGGGCAAACACAAATGGGCTGAGTCAGACAGCCTAGAAATCCTACAGAGTATTTTTAGTAAATGTAGTTGGATTAAAGAATACAAAATTATTGACACATCAAATTTTAAGGAGGCAATGGATGAAAGATGGATTACAACAATCTAGATAAGCAGTCCTATGAAAAGGGCTATAAAGATGGTAAGCAAGATGCAGCATACGAGATTATTACTCAAATGAGATATATTAATTATAATATGATTGGATCACTTGGATATGAAAATGTAGAGGATTATCCTGATTATTTGATGGCGTTTCTTGACGGCATTGCAAAGAAATATAATGTAGAAGAAGACGAGGTGCATTAATTATGATTTACCTAGATAACGCTGCTACATCTCCAATTTGTGAAGCCGCAAAGAATATTATCCTTGACAATCTTGACGAATATTACAATCCAAACAGTTCATATGAGGATGCTCGTGAAGTAAAGATTAATGTCGAGGAAGCACGTGAAAAGATTGCGGCACTAATTGGAGCACAACCTGACGAGATTTACTTTACTTCTGGTGGATCTGAATCAAATTCATGGGTTTTAAATCATGATTTTACACTAGCATCTAACATTGAGCATCATTCTATTGATCCAGACTATAAATTCAAGGTTGATTATAGAGGAATGGTTGATACAGAGAAATTTGAAAAAAGAGTGAATGAATTGCAGAATAATTATTTCGGTATTAGTCCGGGTATTGCTTCATGTATGATGGTAAATAATGAACTTGGAGTTATTGAGCCAATTAAAGAGCTAGCAAAGATTGCTCATGACAATCATATGTTGTTCCATACAGATGCAGTTCAGGCATTCCCTCATATAAAAATTAATGTAGAAGAGCTTGGCGTAGATATGCTATCATGCTCTGCTCATAAGTTTGGTGGGATTAAAGGATGCGGATTCCTTTATATCAAAGATGGCATTCATATTCATCCTTTAATTAATGGTGGAAGCCAAGAAAGAGGAATCAGAGGTGGAACCACTAATGTTCTTGGCATTTTGGCAATGGCTGCTGCGCTAGAAGATACGACAACCCATATGAATGGAAATAATGCAAAAATTGCACGTTTATCCAAGAAGATTAAGGATAATTTATTGAATGTAAAAGGTGTCACAATTAATGGGGCAACAGATAAAAAGCAGCATTTAGACAGTATTTTGAACTTTAGAATTGATGGTGTACATGGTTCAGATGTTGTTGCGATGGCTGACGAATTTGGGATTGCCATTAGTGCTGGTTCAGCTTGCAATGAAGGCAATGCCGTCCCATCTCATGTGCTAAAAGCAATTGGTTTGTCTGACGAAGAGGCACTAAGTAGCATTCGTGTATCTCTTGGAAGATATAATACAGAAGAAGAAATTGATTATGCTTGTGTGATTCTTCCAAAGGTCATTGAAAGATTGAGATCACTTAATTGATAGCACAAAATTATAGAAAGGATTTAATAAAATGAGTGAACATTGTGGTTATGTCGTAAAAGTAGAAAAGCTTCGTCCTCATACTAATGCGGACAAGCTCCAGATTGCAACATTTTTTGGTAATGATACATGTGTAAACCTTGAAACTACGCTTGGAGATGTCGGTATTTATTTTCCTTCAGATCTTCAGCTTAGTGAAGAGTTTTGCGTAGAGAATCATATGTGTAGAAAGAAGCCTGATGGCACACCTGACACTGGATATCTTGAGCCTGACAAACGCAATATTAAGGCGATTAAGCTTCGTGGTGAAAAATCTGATGGTGTTTTCATGCCCCTTAGTTGCCTTGCTTATACTGGAGTAAATCTTGATGACATTAATGTCGGAGACATCATCACTGTAGTTAATGGGCATGAGATTTGTAAAAAGTATATTCCTCGTGGTCGTAACAGCAATAATTACGCAAAGGGCAAGGGCAATAAGACTCGCAAAAAGCATGTACCCGTGGCTCCGCTCTTTACCGAACATGCTGATACCGAGCAGCTTGCATATAATCTTGGTGCTTTTAAGCCCGGTGATGAGATTGAGATCACTTTGAAGATGCATGGCACCTCACAGCGGACTGCATATTTGCCCATCCTAAAGGGTTATAAGCGAACCATCTGGGATAAGTTATTTGGTCGTGAGGGCACTCCTGTCTATGATTGGGATTATGTGTCTGGTACTCGTAGAACTGTCCTAGATGATTGGGATGGCGGTTTCTACGGCAGTAATGCATTCCGTAAACAGCATCATGATAAATTTGTTGGTAAGCTCCATAAAGGCGAGGAAGTATATTATGAAGTAGTCGGGTTCACCGATAATGGCACTCCCATTATGGGCAAGGGCAATAATAAAAAGCTTGATAAAGATTTTGTAAAGCAGTATGGTGAAACTACAACGTTTTCCTACGGATGTGATTGCGCAGAACAAGCGTGGAGAGAAGATAGAGGACAAGATCCTGACAAGCCTCACTCCGATCTATATGTGTATCGCATGACCATGACTAACGAAGATGGCGATGTTGTAGAATATTCGCCTGATTTCATGCGTTATCGCTGTGAGCAAATGGGAGTGAAATGCGTGCCTGAGTTCGTCCATGTAGTTTTGCCAGATGCTTCGTATTTTGATGAGAATCATCCGGTTGGTGAATATGTTAAAGAAATGGCAGAACAATATTATGATGGCCCCGACCCCATTGGCAAGACCCATGTGCGTGAAGGTGTCGTAGTTCGTATTATTAATCGTCCTAAGTTCTGTGCCTATAAACATAAAAATTATAGCTTTAAGATGCTAGAAGGCTTAATTAAGGAATCTGCGGAAGCGCCTGATATGGAAGAATCAGAAGAAGTTGATGAATAAGGATTGATATTATGAATTATCATTCAGATAATTGGATAATGGATAGGGTTCGAGAGCACTACAATGAAGCTCTCGAATTCTTTCCAGAGGATAGAATTGTTGGAATATTCTATCAAGGTAGTGGCAATTATGGACTTGATTACGAAGGGTCAGATGTTGATACTAAACTCATTGTAACACCAACATTTAAGGATATTGCAATGAACAAAAATCCCGTTAGTACAACTCATATTCGAACCAATGACGAGCATACAGACTGGAAGGACATTAGGCTCTATATCCAGACGTTCAGAAAGCAGAATTTGAATTTACTAGAAATCCTTTTCACTCCTTATAAAATTCTCAATCCTATGTATGAGAAGCAATGGAATAGACTTATTGCAGCAAGAGAAAATATTGCACATTATTCTCCAGTTCAAGCAATTAAATCTATGCGAGGTATTGCTAAAGAAAAGTATTTTGCGATGGAGCACCATTATCCATCTCGTATGGAATGGATTAATAAGTTTGGATATGATCCGAAACAACTACATCATCTACTGCGAGTAGAGGAATATATTGCAAGATATATCAATCATGTACCATATGAAAGATGTTTGATTTCTAGAAGTCCAGAACATTTAGTAGAAGTTAAGAAAGGCTTATATAATTTAGAAGAAGCACGAGCACAGGCTAATGACGCTATCGAACATATTGATTTACTATGTGATGACTTCTTAAAAAACGAATACACGGTTGATACAAAAATTGATGAACTTTTAAATGACGTACAGTACGAGATTATGAAGATTGCAATTAAGAAAGAGATCGGTGATGAAAATGAATAGACCAACTTTGATATTACTTGTCGGGCCACCCGGCGCAGGAAAGACTACATATGCTGAGAAATATATCTCACAGAATGATAATACAGTTTATTTAAGCTCAGATGAAATCCGCAAAGAAATGTGGGGAAATGAAGCTATTCAGGGGAATAATAATGAAATATTTGGTAGAATGCAGGCTATGGCAGTTGATGGTTTGAATTCCGGTTATGATGTCATTTATGACGCAACAAATATGACACGCAAGGATAGAGCAGGAATTATTTCAGTTTGTCCAAAGGTTGCTAAGATCGAATGTCATATCATCTGGGCAACAATTGAAACTTGTATTAAAAGAGATTCTGCAAGAAGGCGTACAGTTGGTAAAGAAGTTATTGACAGAATGCTAAAGCGTTTTCACGCTCCTTATTATGACGAGGGGATTGACGAAATTAAGGTGATTTTGCCAAACGATTTTAATCAGCAAAAATACATAGACGATTCTATGAATGCAATGAAGATCCCACATGACAATCCACATCATACTTTAGACATTTACAATCATTGTGAGTCTGCATATAAGTATACTGTAAATAACGATATGTGTGATAATACTCTTGCACTTGCAGCATCATTTCACGATATTGGTAAACCATATGTCAAAACATTCATGAATGCAAAAGGTGAGCCGAGTGATACTGCACACTACTATGGTCATCAATGCGTTGGAGCATGGATGGCATATGGTCTTGTTGTAGATAACATTAGAGTAGATATTGCTTGGCTTGTAAGTACTCATATGGCACCATTCCTTAATGAAAAGTATTATAGGAATTTGCCATCATATTTAAAAGCGTCTATAGATTTACTTCATGAGGCAGACATAGCGGCGCATTGATAAAATATTAAATTAACCTCTTGACAATACAAAATTATTGACATATAATGTCCACATAGGAAGGAGAGTGAATATTTGTGGATGTACAATCTTTAAAAGAATATATATTAGACAATGAAAAATTGCCAGAGATTCTTCAGGAGATTGGATGCCACAGTATTCACGATCATGGTGGATATATCACATGCGGAAACAAAACTGGAGACAACAAATCAGCAATTGTTATTTATTTAAATGAAAATTTAACTGTTGTAAATTACACTCGTACAATGACGAGCAGTAAAAGAACAACAGATATCTTTGATTTGATTTGTTATAACGAAGACTATTCTTTCCCTGAAGCTCTTAAGTTCTGTTGCAATTTATTTGGGCTAGATTATTATCAAGAGCCAGAAGAAGTTCCAGAATCTCTTCAAATACTTAAAATGTTACAGCAAATGGCGACAGAAGAAGATGACTTTGATGACACTCCGCTAAAACCTATTCCAGAAAAAATTCTATCTTATTATCTCCCATATGGCAATAAACTATGGGAGGATGATGGGATTAGTCTAAACACTCAAAAGCTATTTGAAGTTTCTTTTGATCCAATGACAAACTCAATTGCGATTCCAATTAGAGATGAGATTGGGACATTGGTTGGAATTAAAGCAAGAAGAATGGAATATGACCCGAACAGCGGAATATCTAAATATTTTTTTCTCGAACCATGTGCAAAGTCAAGAATCTTGTATGGTCTATTTCAAAATATAAAATTAATTCAATATACAGGGACGGTATGGGTTGGTGAAAGTGAAAAATTTGTGCAGCAATTGTATAATATGGGGTATTATGGTGTAAGTACTGGTGGCACAAAGATTTCAAAAACTCAAGTTGAGATGCTAACAAGATTAAATGCCAAGATTGTTTTTTGTTATGATGAAGATGTCGATGAAGAACAATTAAAAAACATTTCAAATATGTTCTTAAATGGGATCCCAGTATATGCGATTATTGATAAAGATCATATTCTTGACAATAAAGAATCTCCTAGCGACAATCCCGAAAAATTTAAATATCTAATTAAAAATAATATATATAGTTTGCGTGAGGATAATGACGAATAAACAGAGAAAATTTTTTAAACATGCAAAAGCCGCTTCTGAAATGAGCAGTTTTCCAAGAGTACATATTGGTGCAATTGTCACATGTGGCAATAAAGTTGTAGGTGTCGGCTTCAATAGCAGAAAGAGTTCACCGATTCAAAAGAAATATAATAAGTATAGAAATTTTGATTGTTCTGCCACAAATACAGAGCCTCTTCATTTGACACATGCAGAAGTGGCCGCACTTGGGCAGTTGAAATATATGGACATTGATGTTAGCAAATGTGAAGTATGGACATATAGAGAGAATCTAAATCATGAGCTTTCACCATCTCGTCCATGCGCTGCATGCATGAATTATCTCAAAGACCTTGGTATTAAAAAAATACATTATACAACTGATGGCGGATACGCCGACGAAGAAATTGTGATTAAGGAGAGTTAAAAGTGTATAAAAGAAATTGTGTTGAAGTTAGTGAGGATCTCTGTAAAAAATGTTTTATTAAGATCGCTAAGCCGAGCAAGAAAGAGATTAAGCATATTGTACTAACAGACTATAATGCGACATGTGACAATTGCGGGCGAAAGGGTCCAATTGTTGATTATATTAATGATGAAGTATTTAAAATGAGGATAAAAATAGTAGACGAATACTCTTATAAAAATAAGATGGAGGGTAATGATGACAGACAAAATTAAGATTGCAGTATTTAAAAAGCTACTAGACGAATTTGAAACAGATGAAATGCGTTTATATTGTGAAGATATGATTAAGCAAATTCCTGATTACATCTTTGAAATGCCTAGTAGTACGACAGGGAAATATCATAATAAAACGCAATGTCTCCCTCATGGGCAAATTTATCACATTATTATGTTTGGAGCAATTCTTAATTATAGACTTAGTTTAAAGTGCAATCAAGAAAAATTTAAGTTTCCAGAACAAAGAGATGCTATGAGATGCGTTCCAATTTTCCATGATGCGTTAAAGTGCGGTTGGGATGGTGGCGCTTATACAGTTCATGAGCATCCTATTCTCGCGGCAGAATGGGTCAAAACGGCAAAAGTAGAACATGATATTAGTAAGAAAATTAAAGAAGCTATTGCAGATATGTGTGCTGCACACAGTGGGCAATGGACAACATCAAATAAGAGTAAAACAGTTCTTCCAGAGCCAAGCAATGCCATGGAGGTTGTAATTCATGAATGTGATTATCTAAGTAGTCGTGTGGATATTGATATGGCTATTCCTAAATATTTGAATGATATTTTTGTTGATGAACCAGTAAAGTTTGATCCAGATTATGTCCTATCTTTTGGAAAGTATTCTGGAAGAAAACTTGTAGACGTATATAAAAAGCATCCAGATTATGTGAATTGGATGGAAGAAAATATTTATCGAAAAGATGTGCTAAATCAAATTAAAGTAATGAAGGAGAACCTAAAGAAAAATGAAGATTGAGATCCTTGCTGGTGGTAATATTGAAAAAGCATTTAAAGAACTTAATGTAGAATTTGCTACAAAATATTCTGGTGATCAATATAAAGTATGTGAAATTGATAAGAAAGACATGAAACGCATGGAAGATTATGAAGGAGAATGGCCTGACGATTGGGGCTGGTGGAGCTTTACTAAAGGATCAAACATGGGAACTCCTTATAATTTTATTAAGATTAATGGTCGTGATATTATTTGTTGGGAGGGCGATGGTCATTGCAACGATGAATATAATACTCTTCTAGACTATATGAGTAAAGCAATTGGTGCGTCACAGCCAAGAAATGTATGTGCTCTGGCAGTTGATCTTGCTCGTGCAAATGGCATGTCTATGTCAGAACTGTTTAAAATCTATCAAAGATAATGCATTTCATATAAAAACACAATAGTATATCAAAAAAATATGGCTCCTAGGCAACTGGGAGCCATTTTGTTACTTGACAATACCAAATTATTGTGATATAGTGGTATCACAAAGAAAGGGTGCATGCATTTGAAATATAAATTAACAGGCAATAATGATACTACAAATATTTTAAAAACAGTATTAAATAATAGAGGAATTGAAAATTATAATAAATACCTAGCATTGTGTGACAATTGCTCCGACGATTGGAATAATTTAGATAATGTAGATGATGCAGTGACATATTTCAATTACCACCTCTCTAATCATCATTCTATTGCAATCTTACAGGATACAGATCCAGATGGAGTATGTAGTTCGACAATTATGTATCAATATATTAAACTAATGGATGCAGACTATCCAGTATCAATTGTTGTGCATAAGCAGAACAAGTCACACGGCCTAGCATTTTGGGACTTTGATATTCCAGACAACACAAAATTATTGATTATTCCCGATGCAGGAAGTAATGATGTGGATGAATGTAAAAAGTTAATCAACGATGGTATTGGAGTAATTGTTCTTGATCACCATCAGGTGTCAACAGACAAATTAAATCCTGCTGTTGTAGTAAATAACCAAACATCTAATGGGTATCCAAATAAGGAAGCATGTGGCGCTCATGTTACATATAATTTTCTGCAAGCATTAGATGATTATTATTGGAATGATTTTTGTGAAGAGTATTTTACTGATCTAGTAGCATTAGCAGACATTTCAGATGTAATGTCAATGAAATCATTTAATACTCGTGCGATGGTTAATTATGGGATAGATAATATCAACAATAAAATGTTTAAAGAGATTCTTAATGCTCAGGAATTTTCTACAAAAGGTATCGTGTCTCCATTTACAATTGCATTCTACGTTACTCCTTTGATTAATGCATTTTTAAGAAGTGCAACTTATGAAGAGCGTCAAATTCTTGCAAGAGCTTTTTATGAGGACGAATCTGAATTTTTTGAACATACAAAACGTGGTGATGATTTTCCGACAGCAGAAAATATCTATCAGCATTGTGTTAGACTTATGAAATCCTATAAGGGCAAACAAGACCGCGCTAGAGACAAAGCATATACAACATTTATAAGTCAAAATAGTGATTCAGATGATAAAATAGCAATTATTGATGCGACTGGAGTGCTAGATTCTGCATATACAGGGCTTGTTGCGATCAAGCTCTCAGAAGCGCTTAATAAGCCTGTACTCCTTGTGAGAAAAGTGGATGATGGATTCGCTGGTAGTGGTAGATCATTTGATTATTGCCCAATTGAAGACTTTAGAGCGATGACAGAATTATGCCCTGAAACAGTATTTGCACAAGGACATCCTAGTGCCTATGGCGTTGAATTAAAGGATATTAATAAGGCACGAGAATGGTTTAATGAAAATCTTAAAGATGTATCTTTTGAAAAAATATATGTAGTAGATTTCATTGTTGATGCAGAAGATGTATCAATTTCGTGGTGCCAAGAACTTGATAAATATAAATCAACTTTTGCACATGGAGTAGACGAACCATTGTGGTTGATTAAAGATTTATATATATCTAATGATAATGCTAAAATTGTCGGCAAGAACGATGATACAATTCAAATTTATGACGAGGATACGAATATCAAATATGTTATGTTCAAATGCGATGAATCAAATGAAGTGTTTGATTGGATGAATAATAATTTTGCAGGAGAAGAGACATATATTAATGTAATTGGTACATTGGGTATTAACGTATATAATGGACAAGTTTCTCCACAAGTATTAATTAAAGAATGTGAGATTAGAAAGGATTAATCGCAATGGGATGGAATAGTACAAAAGATAAACTCCCTCCAGACATGGTAGATGTTCTTGGCTATACAGATGCAGATAAATTCAAAGTCGTATCAATTAAGAATGGAGTTTGGAACACTTATATGAATGTACTTTATTGGATGTGTCTCCCTGATAAACCAGATATTAAGTCAGAAGAGCCAACAAAAAAACGTAGTAGAAAGAAGGCGACAGATAAAACATGACAAAAGTTGAGCAATATAGATGTGATTATTGTGGAGAAGTTTTCAATGATTATGACCAGTGCCTTGCACATGAATATGAGCATCAGAATGACGATGTATCTAGAGCAAAATATTTAATCAAATATAATCTAAGAAAAGATCTTTGTGACTATTGTGAGCATAGTTATTTTGTATATGGGTGCGAGATTGACTGCCAGTTCAATAAAAACTGCAACTACAAAAACAATTATGAATTATTTAAGCCAGTTAAACCATTCCATGACAAAAGCATTAAAGGTTATTAAGAAAGGATAATTAAATGAGTTATTGGGATTATGAAGAACCTATGTGGGAACCTTCTGAAGCAGATGAATTATTTGATGAAATAAAATCAAAGCTTATTGATGCAGCTAAAGACTCTTTGAAGAGTGATATGGAATCGCTTAAAAGACGCAACGAGTATCTTGAGAAGCGCAATAAAGAGCTTGAGGACAAATCACTAGAAGTATCAAGAAAAGAGAGTGATCTGGAATATAAATCACGAAATCTTCGTAGAGAAGTAGAAAAAGAATTTTATAAGACTGCTATTGACGATATCTTTAAGGATGCGCTTGAAAAATCTCAGCTTTGGATTGCATATAATAAACCACATGAAAAGCCTAAGTGCGACAAATGCGACGAAAATAGGAAGTGGGTTTTGACTTGGCCTGATGGGACAACCATGAGCAAGAGTTGCACATGTTCACAGCCAGATTATTGGTATGAACCAGAAGAGACATGGATTGAGGCATTGAGATATAGGGTCAATGATGCACGTTACCCATCGGAAAGATATTATCGTCTCGATAAAAGTTATCAATGCACTGGTGACAGCAGATGGAATGATTATTCTTATAAAGATTTTGGGATCCAGTTTGTATATGATAAGTTCTGTGATGATGTTATTGAAAAGCGAGATCAACTCACATATGGTAAAAATATTGGGTTTACATCAAAAGAAGAGTGTCAAAAATATTGTGATTGGTTGAATAAAAGGAGGACAAGTAATGAGTAATCATGTAATTATTGATAGCAATATTACCCCAACTGACGTAAAGATTTATGTTGAAAATGGCACCCCCTATCTTGATTATACAGGGATATGCTATGCGAGTAACGGTGACAAAATTAAAGTTCATTTTCCAAAAATTGATCTTACACTTACTAATATAACACAAGAAAAAGAATATGAAGAGTGGAAGTATCAGTGGGGATCAGGAGAAATACTTACAAAATTTAATGTTTGCGTGTCAAATGACAAATGGGCTACATTTGAAGTTATTGAACGAGAAGTGTCAAAGAAACAGCTTGAGAAGGAGCTCGGTTATAAGTTGAATATTAAGGAGTAATTTATGGAAACTTATCCTCTTACAATACGTCCGAGATGCGACACAGAAGATGAATGGATTAAATATAATCCTGTATTAAAATACAAAGAGTTTGTAGTGTCTGTTGATAAAAATGGGGCAAGATATAAAATTGGAGATGGAATATCTAAGTATGATAAACTGCAATTTGTATCACTGGAAATGGCGATAACAAATGGAATTATATACTGCACTGGTGGCCTATATAGCCATGTAAAGATTGAACTAATAAATCCAAGAAAAATTGAGGAGGCAAACAATGATCTCTAAGGAAGCTTTTATTAATACTATGAAGCATCTTGAAAATCTGGATACGAAAATGGCAAGAGTTGATAGTGCTCTAAAAGATCTTTGCGAAGACTTTTGTGGATTTTATATTACAGATATTTTTGATATTGTTATTAATTTGCTCGAAGAAGTGTTCCATGACCAAGAAGAATGGATTGGTTACTTTGTATTTGAAGAGGATTGGTTGCATGGATTTAAAATTGGAGATGTAATTGTTAACGATGTACCGGTTATTATTGATGATTGGGGAGACGTTTATGATTTCTTGATTGTTAATATGGAGAAAGAAAATGAAAAAACAATTTAAAACAATTATTTGCCTTGTTGCTTTGACGATCTCTCTTCTATGTCTAGCAGGATGTGCCTCAACCGGGTCTAAGGATTATATAAAGGATACTAATGGTCGCTTGAGACCAACAGCTATGCAAGACCTATATTATGATACGAATACCAAAATCGTGTATATACTTTTTAATGAATGCACTGGATATATGTCTCCTTATTATGCGCCGAATGGAATGCCTTATACTTATGATGCGTCAACTAATACTTTGAAAGAAATTGAAAGGAATTAACTTATGGACAAGACTACACTTGGTGATAGAATGAAAAACAACTACGAGAATATTAGCAGATATTATCTAACTCGTAGAATGCCAATAATTACCCGCATTGACGGAAAGAGCTTCCACACTTTTACAAAGGGTTTTAAAAAGCCTTTTGATGACATCCTTATAAAGACTATGCAGGAAACTATGAAGTATCTCTGTGAGAACATTCAGGGCTGTGTCCTTGGCTATACTCAGAGTGATGAGATTTCTCTAGTCCTTGTTGACTATGCAGAGCTTACCACAGATGCTTGGTTTGGAAACAATCTACAGAAGATGTGTAGCGTTTCTGCAAGCATGGCTACTCTCGCGTTTAATAAAGCTTTTACTCGTAATATTTCAAAACAATCTAAACGACTTTATACAGAACACCTTGAGGAAAAAGATGCTTCTTATATTGAAACTCTTGAAATTGCAATGAACAAAGGTGCAATGTTTGATTCTCGAGTCTTTACAATTCCAAAGGAAGAGGTTTGCAATTATATGCTATGGCGGCAACAAGACGCTACTCGCAATTCCATCCTGTCTGTAGGTCAGGCCAACTTTAGTCATAAGGATCTTCATGGCAAGTCTTGCAACAACATTCAGGACATGCTTATGACCCAGAAGGGCATTAATTGGAACGATTATGCTACAACTTTAAAGCGTGGTAGTTGCTGCATTAAGGTTGATGATGGTCTTACTGCGTATGATGAGGTAGGCAATATTTGTGGTTATACCCAGAGAAGTAAATGGGTTATTGATAATGAAATTCCTATCTTCTCACAGGACAGAAATTATATTGAAAGACTTATTAATGTAGGAGGTTAAAAAAATGATTAACGATCTAATTAATAGACTACAGAAGTGCCCTGAGTATTCGTGCTCTCGATGCACTTATTATGGAACTCCTGCTTGTGCAATCAAGGAAGCAATTGTTGAACTACGCCATTATGAGCAGGTCATTTCTAAGTAACGAGGTATAAATTATGAAAATTCTAGTAGATGAGATGCCATCGCACCCAATGGATTGCCCACATTCAGAGCTGAGTGGGAATATAGAATATCAATGGTGGCATTGTAATTATGGAGGTTGTGGATGTCAAAACACAAATAGCTGTCCATTCTTTATTAGCTTTGAAGACTATAAAAATCGAACATATGAACGTGCTCGTTTTACACCAATCATGGACTAGGAGTATAAAAGCATGTTATTGCTTCTGTATTGACCATTATTGTATTATATCTGCTGTAGAAATAAAACAAAATTTTAGGAGGAATATTATGATCCAATATTGCGAATATGCTTGTCCATATAGAAATTCGTCTTCTGGATATTGTAGTCTAACTGCTTGTTATGAGCAGCCAATTGTGCCAAAGTATGAAAATATGTTAATTTTCCCTCATACTATAGGTAATATTACATATTACAACAAAGAAGAATTGATTAAATGGGTTGAAAACCAGCAGCAATTTAATAAAGATACCAATTATGGAGTAGGAAATTGGTGTTAAATAACAAATAAAAATATATTTTTAAGGTGAATGTATGGGATTGTTAAAAAAAGAATTTAGAAAGAATATGGTGACTCTTCAAAAGTTTAAACCTGTTTTTACTACTGTAGACGGTCATAGGCATACTGGTTTTGAATATAATTATGGAATTGTAGAAAAATTGCGGTGTAGTGTTCCAGAATATATGATGATTGATATTAAAAGGGATGGTTACTTAGAAGATAATTATGGGGTAATGTACCCGCTGGCAAATATTGTGTCGATTGATTGGCAACTGGTAGACGAAAAAAAAGTAGAGGATAAATTTGGAGAATATCAAATTTTCGTAACAACAAAAGATGTAGAGCAAATATGCTAAATATATGGTGGGTTGGTATATGAAAAATATAACTTTCGAAGAAATGTTAAATATGGAAGTACAAGACTTGTTACATGGTTATCCGTCAGGCGGTTATACATATTATTATAAAGATGGTGATGGCAGGTATCATGAAATTGTTGAATTGGATCTGTTGCGTGGTAGATTTGTGACAGATGATGGTGATTTCTCGGAGTTTGAATGGGAACTTAAAGAGAGCCATATTTACATAGATGAGTGATAAAAATTACATTTTAATATAAGGAGTGAAGTTGTATGAATAAGAGTGCGTGGTGGGCATGGGCAATCAAAAATAGTGTATGTGTAATTTGCTGGACTACTCTTGCGATTGTTTTCAACAAGTGGTGGATATGTCTTTTCTCCATGCTATTTCTTTGTTCTCTCCAGACTCACACTGTAAAGAAATATTATAGAATTTGCGATAAATGTGGCAAGCATAGTGAATATGCAGATAGCTACGATGCAGCATTAGACAAGGCGAAAAAAGCAGGATGGATTCATTATGTAGATGGCAATAAAGATTATTGCCCAGAATGTAAGGACAAATTAGATGAACAAGGAGTAACTCATGAGTCTTGAAAATTATTTTGTGCAATCGGTTGAAAAGTATAATATGAGCAAGCCTTTAGAAATTCTTAATTGGTATCGTAATCTTTATTATAAAGAAGAAGTGCATACCGAGCACAGAATTATGGCAGAGGCCATCAATGATTTGTTTATGAAATATAAGGACGTATTTTGCGGCGATGAGGAGTAAAGTTATGACAGATAACAAAGGCTTGGCAACATGTAGTTGCTGTGGGAAAACTGTTAAAAAAAGTGATATGTATTTCGAGGCAGGTTTTTTGACAGATATGAAATTGTAGATGGCGAATATGTATATAAAGGATACGCGGTTTGTGAAGATTGCCATAATAACGGCAAGTAAAAATAGAATTTATGGAGAAAAAATTGTATGGATTATGAATTTCATGTAGGAGATTATGTTGAAACGAAGGATGACACCATTGGTTATATCAGCTCTGTACATGCCACTGGTGATGTATTGTGGATGTGTACTAGCGATGGCCATGGTTATCATGCAGGTCAAGAATATGGGATTATGCATAATGGTGCTTTTCCTTATCGCTATAACCGTATTGGCCAGTATACTTTTACATACCAAGATAAAAAGCTTAAAAAGTTGACAAGTTATGGTTGGAATATGGGCGTATCTGGCGATGATCTTATTTCAAAAATCAACGAGCTCGTAGATGCTGTAAATGAATTGAGGGAGAAAAATGACAAGCAAGAAAAATAAGTTTAATAGATATGCACTTATATACTGTCGAATACGCTCCAAGCATCCAAATTGGAGCCATGGACAGATTAAATATTGTACTATATATGCTTGGAGAAGAACACAACATGGCAAGCAGTGAATATGATCAGCTTCATAAACTGTTGCACAAATTACAGACAGAAGCGCCTTGTAATAATAGAGCTTGTAAATATTGTAAATCAATGGAGGAATAAATGATGGGTATTTATTATTTTGCAAGACCTAATCAGATGATTGGGCATAAGTTTACTGATGATGTCGCAGTTGCATATGCAATGAGTAAGGGATCTGCAATTAAGAAGTTCTCTGTATTATATAAAAATGTGAAGGAGAATGAAGTCAAGAAGATTAGTTTCTGGAATAGAGCCATAGTTTTAACAGATTATTAAAATAAACAAAAAATAAATTAGGAGATAAAATATGGAATCGGTATGCATAAATTGTGACTTAGGATTAAAGCGCTCAGAATGTACTGACAAAGAACATACTGAATGTGAATGTCGTAAATGGATGATTAAAGAAATTAATCAAACTACTTTATTAGGTTTTATGCATCTTTTAGATGAAGTTCTTGAAACAGTTTCTGAGAACAAAAATGATTTACGAAACAATAAAGCTAGAATGATCGAATTTCTGAGTAGAGGGATGATTGAGTGAATAAAATTGAAACTATTAAAAATCTGACAGCCAAAATGTTGCAGTATTGCGATGAATATTATAATTTAGATCGTCCGACGATCTCTGACGCAGAATATGATAAGAAGTTCGACGAACTTAAATCACTTGAGGATGAAACGGGATTTTGGCTTGCAAATTCTCCTACTCGTAAGGTGCAGGGACAAGTGCTTGATTGTTTTACGAAAGTTAAGCATAGTAAACCAATGCTTTCTGCGGCAAAGACTAAAGATATTAATGAGATTAAAAGATTTATTGGCAATCAGCCATTTTATTGTAGCTACAAATTAGATGGGCTTACACTTGTGGTTCGCTACGAAAATGGAGAATTTGTTCAAGCTGTAACTCGTGGCAATGGTGAAATTGGCGAAGATGTAACCGCTCAAGCAATGATGATTTCAAATCTTCCAATGCATATTGATTACAACGATAAACTTGAACTTCGCGGTGAATGTGTGATTTCTTGGAAGAATTTTCACAAGATTAATGAGTCTCTTGATGAGCCTTATAGTCATCCTCGCAACTTAGCAGCGGGAAGCCTCCGTCAGCTTGATACAAATATTACAAAGCAGCGCAATCTTTCTTATGTGGTTTTTGAGTGTGTATCAGATCTATATGATAACAATGCACTATTTGATTCTAAATTAGACGAACTCGGATATCTAGATTGCCTTGGATTTGAAACTGTTGGTCGATGTACTGGAAATATTGATGACTGTATCGAAGGTATGCAGCCAGAGTGGTATCAATATCCTTGTGATGGATTAATCTTTGAAATGTGTATGAAATCATATTCCAAGACACTACCAGTTACCGCGCATCATGAGGGATGTCGTATGGCTCTTAAGTGGGCTGATGAAATGTATGAGACAACTCTTCGAGATGTAGAGTGGAATCCAACAAGAAGCGGATTAATCGCACCTGTCGCAATCTTTGATGAAATAGATTTAGATGGGGCATTAACTACAAGAGCAACACTCCATAATCTTTCTATCATTGAGCAGCTTGAGCTTGGAATTGGTGATGTTATTACGGTATACCGAAGCAATATGGTGGTTCCTAAAGTTTATGACAATCTAACTCGTAGCAATACACTAACAATTCCAATTACGTGTCCTTGTTGCGGAGATCCTACTGAAATTAAATATACGGATAATAGTAAAGTTCTCATGTGTACTAATCTAAATTGTGCAGCAAAGAAGTTGGCACAGTTTACGCATTTTGTAAGTCGTAAATGTATGAACATCGACGGATTGTCGGAAAAGACGCTTGAGCTTCTAATTTCACATGGTTTTTTGCATAACTATAAAGACATTTATCACTTGAAAAAATATAGAGATAGACTTATACTCCTAGATGGCTTAGGTGTAAAATCTGTGGATAAATTGCTAGATTCTATTGAAAAATCAAGAGATGTAACGCTCGACAGATTTATCACTGCTCTTGGCATTCCTAATGTGGGCTCGTCTGCAGCAAAAGCGATTAGTAAGCAATTTGACGGAGATCATTATAAATTCGTGATGGCATTGTCTAATGGTTATGATTTTACACAGATTTCAGACTTTGGAGAGATTACAAATAAGTCTTTACATGATTGGTGGGATAGCAAAGACGAAATGGTAGAGTTGCTTCCTATGGAGATGAATTTTATTGTCGAAGAAGAAACAACAGTGTCTGATAATCCTTTTGTCGGCAAAACGCTTGTTGTAACTGGGAAGCTTAATCACTTCACAAGAGATTCTATTAATGAGAAAATTGCTTCACTTGGCGCAAAAGCGGCGGGATCTGTTTCCAAGAAAACTGATTTCTTGATTACGAATGAAGCATCAGGAAGCTCTAAGTACAAGAAGGCTGTTGAGCTTGGGATTCCTGTTATTAGTGAAGAAGAATTTTTAAATATGATAGGCTAATTGATTATGGGGAGAGAATTTTTTCTCCCCATTTTTTAATTCTCCCTCTTGACAATACGAAATTATCGTGCTATTATAACAATGCAAACAGTACAAGATTATAGTTTTGGGGTGATGTGTATGATTGAAGCGGATAACTGTTGTGTCGCATGTGGTGAAATTATTCCTGAAGGAAGACAGGTTTGCCCATTGTGCGAGAGGAAATATGAACTTAAAGATAATACGACTGATAATATTCAGAAAAAACAAAACACATTTGTAAATTACATTAAAAAATATTTTATTTAAGAAAGGATTTTACATTATGGAGAAGAACAACATGAACAATCAGAACGCGACGCTAATGGTTACTAGTCTAGAGGATAATGGCGACTATATCCTCTCGTATATTCCGCTGTCTATTGACATGGATCTGCTTCAGCATATTCTAGCTGAGGGCAAGAGCACTAATAGCGAAGTCGTGCAGTACGTGCTAGATTGTGACGAAAAGACTTATTGGAAGGATATGTGGGAGAGTTTCAAGGAGGAGCCAGAGAATGACGCATAAGCTTTATTTTTATAATAGTTATCACGAGGCACGAGAGCTTGCTACATTTGAGGATGGCCTAACTGACGAAGAAGTGCGTAAGGCTGCGTATAAAGAAATTACAAAGTTTTGCAATGAACGTTACTTCGCAATTTATTATACGAGAATGTGGAATGCCGCAGGAGATACTATTATTGACGTAGGAAGCCATACCGAATTCTTTCACATTTCTCCTGCAGTGAGTATTGCCGAGTAATATACAATACAAAATTATATAGGAGGTTGGTTGAATGAGTAAAAAGTGTACGTGCGCTTATTGTAAGTGCAAGCTGAATAAAGAAGATGCGTTCGTAAAGCATGCTGGTAAACATAATACATATTATTGCTCGGAAGAGCACTATAAATATGCAGTAGATCGCAAGAAGAAAAGAGAGGAATTTAAGAAAAGACAGGCTATGAAAAGTGGTGAGGTTTAATTGGAGCTAACAGATGGACAGAAGAAAGGACTAGAGGTAGCTTGCCAGCGGTATAAAGAACATAAGCCATATACTGTTATTGCAGGGTATGCTGGCTCTGGAAAAAGTTTCTTAGTACAATATATTATTAAAGAACTAAAGTTAAAAGATAATGAAGTCGTCTTTGTTGCGTTTACAGGAAAAGCGTCGTTGGTTCTCAAAGAAAAGGGCAATAAAAATACAATGACGGCTCACAAGCTGTTATATCACTCAGAAGAGCAAGAAGATGGCACATATATTCATACTCCGAAGACCAAACTTGACCATAAATACAAGCTTATTGTCGTTGACGAGGCGAGTATGTTGCCGCAGGAAATGATTGATTTGTTGCTGTCTCATCATGTATACACCATTTTCCTTGGTGATCCAGCGCAGCTTCCACCAATCTCTGGAGAGCAAACTATTTTGAGCAATCCACACGTTTTTCTTGATGAAATTGTGCGACAGGCTCTTGATAATCCGATTATTAAACTTTCTATGGATATTCGGCATGGAATGAAGCTGCATTATACTGCAGAGGATAAACGATGCCGTGTTCTTCCTAGAAGTAAAGTGTCAGATAAAATGCTGCTTGGTGCAGATCAGATTCTTTGTGGGAAAAATAAAACTCGGAATGAGCTTAACTACTACATGAGAAAACTAATTCTCGGAGACAACTATAGCGACGAGCCAGTAGAAGGAGATAAAGTAATTTGCCTTAAAAATAGCTGGAATAAAATTAATAACGTCGGTAACGAGCTTGTTAATGGTACTATCGGTACGTTGCAAAATATTCGCATTATGGAATCAAACTTTTATTGGAAAGTGATTTATGCTACATTCGCTTCTAATGATGGTGGAATCTACAAAGACCTTATGATTGACTATCAGTTGCTTACTACTGGCAAGCCGACTGTGAATGCTGATAATTGGAAGCAATTCGCGGGGATTGAGAAGCCACTACAGTTTGCTTTCGGCTATGTGTGCACCGTACATAAATACCAAGGCTCAGAGGCTGACAGAGTTGTAGTTTTTGACGAGGCGTTTGGCAACGCGGACGAACAAAGAAAATGGCGATACACAGCTTGCACAAGAGCGGCGAAACAATTGGTATTAGTGGAATAACAATACAAAATTATTTAAAGAAGGAGGCGTTTGTATATGAGTTACAGCAGTCTTCATAACCATAGCATGTACAGTTTACTTGATGGCTATGCAACATGCGAAGAATATCTTAACCGTGCGAAAGAAATTGGTCTGAAAGCATTTTGCATAACTGAACATGGGAACGCATATTCATGGTGTTATTTTGATAAACTTAAAAAAGATTATCCAGAGATTAAAATGCTATATGGTGTAGAATTTTATGAATGTTTTGACCGTAATGAAAAGAATAAAGACAGTAAATACTTTCATTTAATTGCAATTTGCATGAATGAACGCGGACGTATAGCTTTAAATGAGCTAATAACTTTATCAGAGCTTCACGGAAAGTATTATCGTCCTCGTGTGACTATTTATGATATGGAACCTTATGCTAATGATTTAATCGTTAGTTCTGCTTGTTTGGCTTCCAAACTCTCAAAAGAGCAAGATTATAACAAGTGTGTAGGATATGTTAATGAGTATAAGTCTATTTTTCCTCATTTTTATCTAGAGATACAGGCGCATGGAAACAATCCAGATCAAGAAGCTTACAACAAAAAGATTCTACAACTTGCTAAAGATACTGATACAAAGTGGATTATCACAACAGACTCTCACGCGGCAACTAAAGATGATTTGTATTATCAGGGACGTTTAGTACAGATAGCACATGACACAGAAACAATGTCAGAAAGTTATAATGATTGTTATCTTATGTCAGAATCAGAGATTCATAATGTTCTTGACGAACAAATTGGCATTGAAGCAGTTAACGTTGGTCTGGAAAATACAAATGAAATTGCCGACATGTGTGACATAGTCAATATGCCATTTCAGGCACCGAAGTTACCTACATTTCCACTCCCGGAAGGATTTTCAGACAATTACGAGTATCTAAAACATTCTATTAAAGAAGGATGGTATCGACATCATTTTGATGAATTTAGTGCTGAAAAAAAACAACAATATAAAGAGCGTCTTGAATATGAGCTCGGTATAATTCATCAAATGGGGTTTGACGGTTACTTTCTAATTGTGGCAGACTTTATCAAATGGTGCAAAGAGAATAATAACAAAGTTGGTGTTGGCAGAGGTAGCTGTGCTGGCAGTCTTACATGTTATACAATTGAGATTACAAATATTGATCCTATGAAATACGGGCTAATCTTTGAAAGATTTTTGAACCCAGAACGTGTTTCTATGCCTGATACTGATACAGATGTATTTGACAGAACTTCTGTTATTAATTATTTGGTAGAAAAATATGGAGAAGATAGAGTTTGTCAAATTATTAATTTCTCATTTATTACTCCTGTTGTATCATTGAAGGATACAGGAAAGATTTTAGGGTTTTCATATAAAGAAATGGATAAACTAAGCAAGGGGTTTGTTTATCCAACATTTGAAGAGTGTTTAGCAAACAATAAAGAAGCTGCAAATAATCCGAAATATACTGAATTGTTTGACATTGCTTCGCATCTATCTGGAAGGGTGAAAACAACATCCATACATGCTGGAGGCGTTGGTATTGTAGATGGAAAAGTGTCTGATTTTATGCCGATGAAACTTGGCCCAGATGGAGAGCATGTTATTCAAGTTGACAAAAGAATTGTAGAAGAAATTTCGATCATAAAATATGATATTTTGGGTGTGTCATCTCTTGGATTAGTACAACAGGCACAGCTTATGGCGGGAGTTTCAGATTGGGAAATTAATATTAATAATCCAGAATTCGAATTTGATACTGCTTCTTATGAGTTGCTTAGTAGTGCTATGACAAATGGAGTGTTTCAGGTAGAATCGCAGGGTATGAAAGATTTACTTGTTAGATTGCATCCTACTGAGCTTTCTCAAATTTCCGCTGTGCTCGCATTGTACAGACCAGACTCAATGGGATCACTTGAAGAGTATATTGAATGTAGTAAGCACCCAGAAAAAGTCACATATATTCATCCAGATATGGAGCCCATTTTAAAAGAGACCTTCGGTTGCATGATTTATCAGGAACAACTTTTGGATATTGTTAGAAAATTTGGCGGAAGAAGCTATGGAGGTGCTGACCTTTTTAGAAAGGCTATTGGCAAAAAGAATGTTGAACTTGTTAAACAAGAGTCTGCAAAATTATATCAAGAAATTATTGATAATGGATATAGTAAAGAGTTGGCTAAACAAATTAGTGATGATTTGTCAACAAAAGGTGGTTATCTTTTTAACAAATCGCATTCTTATAGCTATGCTGTACTATGTTTACAAACCGCATATTTAAAATGTCACTACAGCAAATACTTTTTTTGCGCATTGTTCAATATGAATAAAAACAAACCGGGAATGATTAATAAACACATTCTTGATGCAAGACAATTTAATGTAGACATTTTGCCACCAGATATCAATAAATCAGAAATGAACTTCTCAGTTGTTGATGGTAAAATACTGTTTGGTTATTCTGCGATCTCTGGTATAGGTGAAACCTTAGCAGCTAGTATTATTAACGAGCGTAACACTAATGGTAAATTCACAAACTTTAACGATTTTGTAGAACGAGTACAGCCAACCAAATCACAAATCATTTCTCTTGTTAAATCAGGAGCGATTCCTACTAAAAACAAAAAGAAATTTCTTATAAACTACTTCAAATCTCAATACGAGCAAAAGGAATACAAGCCTGTCTCTTCACTACCATCTAAAATGAAACTTCTTGTTGAGTGGAATATTGATACGTCAGAATATATGATTGGTAAAAAAATGAACAAAGAACGAGTGCTTGCTGTCTACAACGATAAACGAAAAGTTCAGTTTGATGAAGAACAAAAAAATAAATATCAATCTTACATTGACGAGTGTACCGAAAAATACCTTAAGGATGAAGATTTTTGGGAGTTTGAAACTCTACAAATTTTCCTGACAGACGAGAATCCATTTACAGAAGCGTACAAATTAATAGACGATTTTGAAAACATAGACATTGGCGACAAATGTGTAACAGTTGGCGTTATTTCCAAGATCCAAAAGAAAAAAACTAAGAAGGGTCAGCAATTTGCTTTTGCTAATTTATATTCAGGGAATGGCTTAATCGAACTGACAATTTGGCCTGACGCTTTACAAAAATTTCAAGATTTAATTGTAAAAGGACAGCAGGTAGCAGTGCTTGGGAAAAAGGAAGCAGACGATAAAGTTATCGTAGATCGAATGAAACCCTACACCGTTTGGCTCTCATCAATTAAACGACTACGTGCCAAAAAGACCTCTTGACAACACAAAATTATTGTGCTATAATCGCATTACAAACTAGAAAAAGGAGTGATTCAACATGGATGAAAATGAAAACTATGAACAGCCAGAGAGCGTTGAAAGCGTAGAAGAAGCAGACGAGCAAGCCACGCCAGCATCTGAACTAGCAAACGATGAGCTCAAGGAGGCAATTACTACACAGATGAAGAAGGTACAGATGGCGGCTTTGCTCAGTGGATCGAAAGCAATTTGTGGCGTTGTGCTTCAGTACATTGCGGAGTTCAAGCGCCAACCGGGCAAGAAGTCGGCAAATGATTACAAGCGACTAATTAAGAAGATTGAACATTTTTGCTCAATTAGTCTGAGCAAGGACATTAACGAGAATGGCGATATTGTTGATGTCAAGAAGGAAGAAGAGAATACTTCCGAACCAGAGCAGGATTAACAATACAAAATTATTGGAGGCAACTATGCAGAAGTTTACTGTTGCTCTAGATTGTGATGAGGTGCTTAATAATCTCATTGAGAAAACGCTAGAGCTATATAACACGAGACATGGCACAGAACTAACGACAGAGATTTTCACGCAATATGACTTTTACAAATGCCTTCCATTTGAAATTGCAGAAGAGCTAACTTCTATCTTCATGGAGAAAGAGCTGTGGGATTCACTATCCCCAGCTCCTGACTCTCAGTGGGGAGTTAAGAAGCTAATTGATAATGGGTATGATGTCTACGTTGCAACAGCAACGCATTATTCAAATTTTGCGTGGAAAGTTGATTGGTTCGCCAAGAACTTCCCATTTATTGACCAGAAACATATTATCTGTATTCAAAACAAGTCGCTATTGCATGTAGATGTACTTGTTGATGATTGTGCAGAGAATTTGATGGCTACAAATTATGCAGTTGATAGAGTGCTTCTTGATAAGCCATGGAATCGAAACGTACATGACGATGTGTATGGAATTTATAGAGCTAATAACTGGGAAGAAATTGTAGCGTATGTGAATGAACTATATAAAGATGCCAAAGGGCTTTATTTGATGGAGGGATGCTAATTGATTGTAACGAAGCGTGACGGACGAAAGGTAGAATTTGATAAAACAAAGATCGAGAACGCGATTTTAAAAGCACATAAAAGTATTTATCATGGAGATAATTTTGAAGATATTCAAGATTTCGCTGTAAAGGTTGCTTCCGACATCGAGTCAAGCAATTCTGCTTCCGAACTTTCCGTTGAAGACATTCAGGATATGGTTGAACGAAAGCTGATGGCATCTCGGTTCAAAACAACTGCACGAGCATATGTGAACTATCGTTTTTTGCATGAAATGGCAAGAAATCAGTATCAAGAACTCATGCAAGCAGTTTCGGAAAAACTAACAGCGAATAATATCCAAAACCAAAATGCGAACGTTGATGAGGCTTCATTCGGTGGTCGTATTGGCGAGGCAAGCGATGTTGTAACTAAAAGATATGCTCTAGAATATCTTGTATCGCCTATGGCAAAAGCGAATCATGAAAATAATGAAGTTTATATCCACGACCTCAATGCTTATGCTGTCGGCAGTCATAATTGCCTAAGCATTCCATTTGATCATTTGCTTGCCAATGGATTTAATACTAGGCAGACTGATGTTAGACCAGCACAAAGTGTTAATACTGCTTTTCAATTAGTTGCGGTTATCTTTCAATTGCAGAGTCTTCAACAGTTTGGTGGCGTAAGCGCCACACATCTTGACTGGACAATGGTTCCGTATGTGCGAAAGAGCTTTTACAAGCACTTTAAGGATGGTATCAAATATTGTTTTCATGATGAGTGGGATGAACATTGGGATTGCGACTTTAATGATTCCCGCTCAATTGACTGGGATGAATACAAGAACTATCCAGAGGCTTATGAATATGCTCTTGACATGACAGAGCGTGAATGTTATCAAGCGGTTGAAGGCATGTACCACAATTTAAATACACTTCAAAGTCGTTCTGGGAATCAGCTCCCATTTACATCAATTAATTATGGTACTTGTACGCTTCCAGAAGGACGTATGGTAACTAAAGCACTACTTGACGTTTCTATCAAAGGTATTGGCAAACTTCATCGCACTAGTATTTTCCCGTGTGGAATTTTTCAGTGCATGAAGGGAGTAAACCGCAAGCCAGAAGATCCAAATTATGACCTATTCAAGTTGGCTTTAAAGTCTACAAGTCTTAGACTTTATCCTAATTATGCCAATGTAGATTGGAGTAATAATGCTGGTTATGACATTAATGATCCAAGAACATATTTCAGCACCATGGGTAAGCGTAAACTTATAGCTCATGTAAAACCTTTTGAACCTCGCCAGAGGGTGTCTAATTTAGGCTAACGGTTAGGACTCTACGAGTTGAGACCGTGCTAAGTAATTAAGAATAGTAAATAAGTATTTAGAAATTGGAGTGATTCTAAATGTTTATTTATAAAATAACCAATCAAATAAATAGCAAAGTGTACATAGGGCAATCTATTCGTCCTATTGAACAAAGATTTCAACGACATATTAGTGATGCAATTAATAACATTCTAGACACGCATCTTGCAAGAGCAATTAGAAAATATGGCAAAGACAATTTTATGATTGAATTAATTGATACAGCTATTACTCAAGATGACTTAAACTTTAAAGAGCAATATTGGATTAGATTCTATAATAGTGTTTTTGACGGATATAATGAGACAGATGCAATATATAAAAGTGGTGGAAATACATATCAATCTAAAACAGACGAAGAATTGAATGCTATTAAAGAAAAAATTCGTCAAACTAAAATTGGTGAAAATAATCCAAATGCAAAAGCGATCAAGTGTTTTAATGTAATTACACAAGAAGAATTGTTTTTTAATACTGCTTTTGAATGCCAAAAGTATTTTCAAGAAAATACCCATAGATTTATTACTAATAGAGTAACAAATACCACAAAAACTTTATATAAAGATGTATGGAAAATTGCTTATGCATCTAATGAATACGGAGAGTATTTACCAAAAGGGCATAAAAAAGGAACTGCATTAAAAATCTTAAATTTAACAACAAATAAAGAAGAAATATTTGAATCTATTAGGTTGGCATCGAGATGTTGTGGGATCCCTAGAAATAAAATAAACAATCATATCAAAGAACATGAAAATGAATTCGTGATTGAACCATATAAAATAACTATTCTTAATTAAAAGTGTATCGACTATCCCTGATGAATGTATGGGAGTAGGGGCAGAGATTGGCGCTGCCGTTGTTTTAGGAAACGAAGCAACTGAGAACCGAAGCGGAAGGCTATCGAAAGATAGAAGATATAGTCAGTGCAGATGGCAACATCTGATAAACACGTGTAGAACAGCAAATGGATATGACATTAATGGTTTTGGCCAGCTAAAGGATGGTAGAGGAAATATCTGCCCTGTAACAATCATTATGCCAACGTTGGCTATGGAGGCAAGAGATACAGTAATCGAAGAAACTAAGTATCATGGCGGATGGTTAGATAACAAATTAGTTGTCGAAACTTTCATGTCTATTCTCGACACAAAAATTCACGAAGCAAAAGATATGCTTCTGGAGCGATTTGATTGGATTTGTTCTCAATCTCCAGAAGCGGCAAAGTTTATGTATGAAAATAATGTTATGGCTGGGTATGTACCAGAAGAAGGTATTCGTTCTGCTTTAAAACATGGAACTTTAGCACTAGGCCAATTAGGGTTGGCCGAAACACTGCAAATTCTCATTGGTTGTGATCATACAGAGCCAGAGGGAATGAAATTGGCAAAGCACATTGAGCAACTATTCAAGGATAGATGTGCAGAGTTTAAGCAAGAATATCATCTCAACTTTGGTGTATATTATACGCCTGCAGAGAATCTTTGTTACACTGCTATGCAGAAATTTAAAATAAAGTATGGTGAAATTCCTAATGTGTCTGACAAAGATTTCTTTACGAATTCAATTCATGTTCCTGTCTGGAAGGAAATAAATCCTTTTGAGAAGATTGATATTGAATCACAGCTAACAGGATATTCAAATGCAGGATGCATCACTTATGTTGAATTAGACTCTGGAGCAAAAAACAATGTTAAAGCTCTTGAAACAATTGTAAATTATGCGATGGATAAAGATATCCCTTATTTTGCTTTGAATGTCCCAAACGACCAGTGTATGAACTGTGGATATTGCGATGAAATGAACGATGTTTGCCCAATGTGCAACAGTAATGATATTAAAAGGTTGCGTCGTGTAACCGGATATTTGACAAATGATTACAAAACTGCATTTAATAAGGGCAAGCAACAAGAAGTTGAAATGCGTGTTAAACACGACAAAATTATTAGTAGGTGATTCATATGAATTATTTAGGAATCAATAAATGCTCAATCGCAGACGGCCCCGGAGTACGAGTAGTACTCTGGGTGTCTGGATGTAATGTACATTGCAATAATTGTCAAAATCCTCAGTCATGGGATTTTAATGCAGGAGAACAATTTGATGATCTTGCGAGGCAAAAGCTGTTTGATGCATTAAATAAGCCATGGGTACAAGGTTTAACATTATCTGGTGGCCATCCTTTAGAATATGAAAATCTGCCAGAAGTATATCATATCATTAGTGAATTTAGAGAAAAATTTCAAGACAAAGACATATGGCTATATACTGGATACACATTAACAATCAACGACTTTGATACATCAGTTGATGTTTGTTTTGACAATGGTCTATTGGCAAATTACATTCTTGCAATGTGCGATGTTGTGGTTGATGGCCCATATATAGATTCTATGCGAGATATTACATTACCATTTCGTGGGAGCACAAATCAGCGCCTTATTGACGTTCATGAGACAATTAAACAACAAGAGATTGTTTTATACAATACCAAACTATAATAAAGGAGTAATGAATAATGGTTGATATTACAAGCGATATGACAATTGAAGAACTAGAAGAGGAACTTAAGGCGGCATCTGAAGAATACAAGAGACTTAGCTCACTAGTTAAGCAGAAGAAGGATGCTGAAAAGGAAGAGAGAAATAAAAAGATCGAGGCTGCAAAGAAGAATCGTGCAGCAACTATTGAAAAAATGCTAACAGATGTAGATAATGAGATCAAGAAATATCTTGAGGATTATGGCGCTTTCCGCATCAATAAGAGCTTCTATTATCTAAATTATATCTTTAATGGCAAGAGTCCAATTTGGTTTTGGTAATGGAGGGCTTGCTTATGAACGCACATATTAAGTTTGCAAAGACAAGACCTGATGCAAAGATTCCTAGTAAGCGGCAAGGTGATGGATGCTATGACCTTTATGTTTGTTTCGATGAAGAATTTGTTGCGATTCAGCCTCATACAGTCAAGCTAGTTCCAACAGGAATCTGCAGTACTTTTGATAGCAATTACCGCATTGGGTTTAGAGAACGTGGAAGTAATACAAAGTCTGCAATGTTCGTTATGGCTGGACAGATTGATTCTAACTTTACAGGTGAGTGGTTTGTAGCGCTCTATAATGGCAATGACATTCCCATCGAAATTACTAAAAATGTTTCAGAAGTTACAAAGGAAGAAGATTTCATTCGTGTTCCATACTGCAAGGCTGTTGCACAATTCGCTGTAGAAGAAATCCCTCAAGTAGAGATCGAAGAAGTCGATGTAGACTATATTACAAATCTCAAGACTGAGCGCGGCGCAGGAATGCTTGGGTCTTCAAATAAATAATAGTAAATATATGAATTGTAAACAAGTCATATACCATAAAATTAGTTACCCGTCATTAACAATAGCATGCCAGAAGATTGGAATAGAAATATCTCCACATACAATTCAAGAACGCATGAGAGTACACAATATCTCTTTTGAAGACGCAGTAGATAATTTCCCAACCGCGAAAGAACGACATGGAGATGCACATACGAGATTATATAAAATATGGGCCCATATCAAAGGGCGTTGTTACAATCAGAATAATGACAGATATGCACATTATGGTGGGCGCGGAATTCAAATGTGCGACGAGTGGAGAGATAGTTATAAAGTGTTCAAGAAATGGGCGATGGAGAATGGGTATCAAGATGATTTGTCAATAGATCGAATTGACATTGATGGGAATTACGAACCAAACAATTGTAAATGGTCAACTATAAAAGAACAGAATAATAATACACGTAGAAACATTATTGTTGAAGATGGATTAACATTAATGCAATGGTGCGAAAAACACGGTCGTAAAGACGACTATAATGCCATTCACGTAAGAATATATAAAGGATGGTCTTTTGAAGATGCTGTTACAATACCAATTGATAGACATTGATTAAAGAAAGGTGGCAATATATGAAAGCATATTTAGCTGGCCCAATATTCACATATGGAGATTTGCTTCGAAATACTGAATGGGCAAAAAAGATCAGAGAAGCAATCCCCGGCATTGACTTATACTCCCCGGTTGAAAATTCTGACATAAATGGAGTTGAGGGGAAGAAGAAATTTGCAGGGTCTCAAGAAATCGCCAATGCAGACAATGCAAGACTTAATAATAGCGATGTACTTATTGCTTGCATAGACGGTGATATTTTGCCGTCTGGAACTTGCGCTGAGATCGGAAAATTCCATGAAAAGATTGAGCGCGGAGACCACAAATATATGATTGGCATTTGCACAGACAATAGACAGTGCTATTTAACACATAGTGAAGCTAAAGACGCTGGTGGAGCAAGTAGGCTTGGTGAGCAGCAATACTCTTACCAGAATCTCTATGTTACTGGACTGCTCAATCAATGCGGCGGACTTGTATATACTATTGAAGAAGTAATTAATTATTTGCTTAAAATTCAGGAGGACTAAACATGAAAACTTGGTACAACTCGCTTACTACCGCACAAAAGCTATGGATTATTTGCTCAACGTTAGCTATCGCGCTCCTAGGTGTAATTAGTGGAGATAATTGGATTAACATTCTAATTGGGACAATTGGTATGGCGTATGTTGCTGTCTATAGTTCTGGTGCTAGAGGCGCATTTCTTATGGGCGTTGTGTACGTAGGTCTTTACACAATTATCTGTCTAGAGAACCGTATTATGCTTGACGCGCTTCAAAATGTGATTCTGATTCCAATTTATATTGCCTCATACATCCACTGGGGCAATCGCAATGTAAAGCCACATAACGGGACACCAAAACAAAATATTGTTTTTATCCTTATTACAATTGCAGTTGGAGTTGGTCTATACTTCCTATCTAAAGTATTACATGGAAATTACAGTGCGCTTGACGCATTTAATACATCATGCACACTAGGAGCAATGGTTCTTGGTTATTTTGGGTTTTCTATTAACTGGGCGCTATGGAGTGCTAACAATATTGCCTCTGCAGTTACATTCGGACTTGCTCTTGCAACACCAACAGGTAGTATCACCGTGTTCGCAATGAAAGTTATCTTTATGATTAATGGCATTATTGGTTGGTATACATTCTCTAAGATTGGCAAAGAAGCGCTTAAGGAGTGATAACTATGCACACAGTATTCCTAATTGTTGGGAAAAGTTCTTCTGGGAAGGACTCACTTGTAAACAAGCTATGCAACGAGCACGGATATCGACAGTTAAAATCATATGCCACTCGTCCTCGTAGAAAAGATGAAGGAGACACTCATACCTTTATTACAAAGGACGAAGTTGCTCAATATCAGGATCAAATGATTGCTTATACGCAAATTGGAGACGCAATTTATTTTGCAACCAAGGATCAGCTTATGAAGTCAAATCTGTATTGCATTGACTATCGTGGTATTGAGTATATGCATTCACTTTCGCTTGATCTTTCTGATGTTCGCTTCGTAACAATTTACATTCATGTGCCAGATGATATTCGTGAAGAGCGAGCTATCAATGGCAGAAAAGACGATGCACTAACATTCTATAAACGTTGTTTTAATGAGAATGAACAGTTCACAGAAATGATAATGCGAGATGATTTTGATTACGCAATTTCAAATATTAATTTTGATAAAGCATACAAGGTTCTTAAAACGATTGTAGAGGAGGAGCTGAAAAATGATTAAACGCGATATTGTAGAAACTGTTTATGAATATGACAAAGACGGCAAGTTGACGAGAAAATCAGTCACAGAAACGCATGAGACAGATGACGAAACGAGATATCCTCTTACCAATTTATACAATTGCATCACAACGACTTCGTGTGAATGCCAAGATAAGTGTGGCTCTTGTAATGATGATTTTTGATTATAAAGTGCATATAAATATACAAAATTAAATAACAACATGTCGGTAGTGTAATTTCTCACATTACCGGCATATTTATTTATCAAAATGCAATGATATAATATAAAATATAGCAAATATAATAGGAGAGTGATAATATGAAATACATAACAGTAAAACAATTATATGAAAAATTAAATGCAGAGCATCCGGGACTAATTGGAATTAATAGTGTCTATGAGCTTGTCAAACGTAAAGACTTCCCGTCAATTAGAAATGGGCGTAAATTCCTTATCATTGAGGACAAAGTTGATGAATGGTTTGAAAAGAAAAGTTTGGCTTATAAAAGATAGATAAACTATATTGAATTGTGGTCAAAAGATGTGGTACAATAAAATTGTGGTAAATGATGTGGTCATTCAGCAAAAACATATCACTTAAATCTAGGAGAATCAATGACTTGAGTTGTTTTTATTTATGGACACTTATGGTTCATATAGCCTGAGAAACAGCCATAAAAACATAATAGAACAGCTATTCACAAACACAAGTCTAAAGCATTGGAGCTAGAATATATGCTGGTTTAAGCTTGCTTTGGAAGAAAATTGTATTCACTCGATATCACCAATAATCTTGTACTATTATGATAAATAATCAAAAAATTGTGGTATTATTGTGGTACGATTGTGACTAAAAATTGCCATTGACCATATTGTTTTCATCAAATATAATAATGATATGAACTATAATTTTGTATTGTTAGAAAATGGAGGAATATATTTATGGCAAAGAAAAGAAGTAATGGGGAAGGATCGTGGACGCAAAGAGACAATGGCACTTGGAAATTGTCTGTAGCTTATAAAGGAATAGGAAGAAAATATTTTTACGGGGACAAGCAAACTTGTTTAAAGAAAAAACGTGAATTTGAAGTATTACTTAATAAAAATATCGTTGGGGATAAGGATATATTATTTGAAGATTTTATTCATTCTTGGCTTTTCACAGTCAAACAGCCAACATTGAAACCTTCATCATTTGATAGAATGGAACGTGTATTAAAAGAAAAACATGTGACAAGATTATATAATTTAGAAATGAAACAAATAGATGGACATTTAATTCAAACTTTTATTATTAATAAAATGAAAGACGATGGGCTCGCATATGAAACAATTAAGAAAACATGTTCTGCATTAGGAGAGATATTCAATTATGCATTACTACGAGAAAAGATTGATAGAAACCCGATGGGGGAAGTTAGACTACCAAAAAAGTCGCTATTTGTACAAAAAGAAAGAAGATATTTGTCTCAACAAGAAAGAGAAAAATTAATACAAACATGCTATTCTAGGCATAAAAATGGAGTGCGTATTTATAAGAATGGCGCTTTGTATGTATTTTTACTATATACTGGATGCAGAGTTGGAGAAGCTTTAGCTTTAAGGTGGAGCGACATTGATTTTGAAACGCGCACTGCGAAAATTTATAAAACTGTCGCTCGTATCAATGACAGAAGCAAGAGTAAAAATAAGACCATTGAAATTGTATCCAATTCTACAAAAACAGGAGTCGCAAGAACTATTTATTTGTCAGACATGGCAATTGCTGCGTTAAGAGACCTGCAAGAGCAGATTGGATGGGAGCCAAACGGATACATTGTCCATGTGAATCATACAAAACCAATTTGTAAAGTCGCTGCACAAAACACATTCAATCGCATTGTTAAAAGAGCAGGGATAGAGCATTGTGGAGTCCATGCGCTCAGGCATTCTTTTGTAAGCCTAATGTTACACAATAATGTCCCACTTGCAATGGTGTCTCAAATGGTGGGGCATCTAAATATAAACATGACGCTGCAAGTATATTCTCATCTATTAGACGAAACAAAAATTGAGTCTATGTCAATTATAAAAGACATTAAATAGCAGAATGTTCTTTATAATTGACATTAACTACACTCCCCCACTACTGATTTCAAAAAGGTGCTATCACCTTGTTAATTTTACCCATAGTTTTTGCTATAACGGTGATTGCACTTTTTGGCGAAAAATGTTATGATATTCATATAAAGGTGGTGTGAATATGACATGCAAACCGGGAACAAAATCCATTACATTTAGGCTTCCAGAAGAAGAAAAATTCCAAATAGAGCTTGCAGCTCACGCAGAGAATAGGTCAGTGAATAATTGGATACTAAATGTGATTAGAATCCATTTAAAAGCGCAGCAGGGCGCAAAAAAATAGGGACTAGAGAGTAAAATCTCTAGTCCCTAAACGTTTATTATGCTTTCAACCAATCTTGGCTCTCATAATATTTCGTAATTGTATGATATAGTTCTGACCCCATAGAATTACAATGAAGCTCATTAATGTACTTTGAATAAATTTCATCAATATGATTCTTTTCTTCTGGATACAATTTTATTCCACGAGCACATCTAGACGCGCATTCAGACAACTCCGCCTTGATCCGATCCCGCTCATTTTCAAAGACTCTATTGTCAAGCGTACACAACTTAGAATTAACGTTATTCAGCCTTGTGTCAACATCTTTTAGATGATTAATAATCTGATCGTCGGCTTTCTTGCTTTTTGTTTCTTGCTGGTCAATCTTGTATTCTAAATTATTAAGCTGCTTCGTATGAGCTTTCATTGTATTAGTTAGCTCCTCGGCATTTGTTGTGTCTCTGAGCCATGTTTCTATTTTTTTTCTTATTGGTTTAATCAGAACGCCCAAGAACGCAACGATTACCATAATCCCGCTTATTAGGCTGGATATGTTTGTAATTAAATCTATCATTGTTTATGTCACTCCAAACAATATAATTTATTCTCCTTTTAATATATCAATCTCGCGCTGAAGTTCTTGGCATTTTTTAACTAGTAACGGAATAATCTCATCATAGGCTAATGAATAGTTTTTATGTTCTTTTGTACTTTCATCTTCGTCATAATGAACAATTCCCGTTTTCTGTTTTGATTCATTTGAACTTAATAGTACTTGCTCTACATCTTGTGCGATAAATCCATAATGTATTGTATCAGAATCGTCATTCTTTAACACATACTGGACTGGTTTTAGCTTGTCAATGATATCAATACCAATATCATCAATGTTTCGCTTTAAATTTCTATCAGAATCCACTTGTGGAGACGAAGCAAAACTTGCTGCCCATTCACAGCGAAATAACCCTTTGTTGTCAGCTTGTTTTTGTGCAAAACTACCAATTGCAATTGAGCTATTGTCACCAGAAATATTTAATGGTACATTCTTTGTCCCAACATTTGTGTAAAACATAGCGTATTGACCAACACTGTCAGAGATAACAATTTTGAAATCATATGCGGTGTTTACAGCGAAAGAAGCATTTTTATACGTATATGTGTAGCTAGTTCTATCACTCGCGTCATCTTTCACAACAACACTATTTGATTCGGAATACGTAGCATCTGAACGTTTTTTACTATATGCTTTAATTTTGATATTGTTATTGCCATCTAACGTATAAAACGACGCATTTAACTGGTGCGTAACATATTGCCCAGACCCATTCATGCTACCATCTGCGTTGCTTCTAAACGAAGTTATTGAAGTAATAGTTGGGGGATTATAATCGATTATTGTAATTTCTCCTGTTGTGCTTGCTGTTCTCCCACGACTATCTGTAACAGTGACTGTATAAGTTTGTTTGCCAGCTACAGTTAGAGTATTACTCGTCATACTATATGAAGTTGCTGAACCAGTTTTAGTCTCGGATAAGTTCTGCCCATTAATCACACATTTCGTGATAGTAGAACCATATGACCCGACAGCATACACTGTCCACGTAACAGCAGAATTGTTTTTAACATACATTCCACATCCAGAAGGATTTGTCCTAGCAATAGATGAAGTAAAACTATTGATAGAAGGTTTCATACTATTCGGAACATATAATATAAAATTAATTGTTTTTTCTCCAATTAGTGTTCCGCCATTGTAAGTAAGACATTTTAACGTACCAGTTCCATACCACGAGTTTGGAATTTGTCGTGCCAATTCACGTGATGGTGTCCAACTAACAGATGAGCTTGAAGTATTTATAGCAATAGTACCAGACTTATTACCAAATTTATACTCTAATGTATGTGTAAAAGAAGATACCGCTTTTGAAATGCTAATTGTTATTGGTGAACCTATAGTCGTGCCAGACACACTAATACTTGAAGCTCTTGGAATCTGTGGCAAGTCAACATAATAATCATACCTTGTGCTACTAATGGCATAAGTATAAATAGCTGCCTCTGCCCACGCGGAGAATGATTGCGTGCCATCAGAATTGTGCGTTAAAGTAAAACTGCCAGAATCAAGAACTTCACCAACATGCATTGCAAACCTGTCCGCACGGCTATAAACTGTAACACCTGCGATACTAACAGTTACAGGGCCTGTCATAACATAGCGAGATGAGCTCCCGGTTCCCCCAGCAGACATAACAGTCCAATATATTGTAGATGTATTGTTTGCGACACTTTGCGATGAAGACCATTCTACTCTAATTCTATCTGGATATAAGCTTCCAGCAGCATTATATACACTTGTTTCAAACGCACCACTTGATGCAGTTGCCATAAAATATCACCTCCACGTTATTGTATTGCAACAATAGACAAGCTTCCATTGCTTTCTATTTGAAGCTTAAAATTGCCTAAAGAAATAGATGATAGTTTCTCTTCTGTGCCAACTTTTAAACTGCCTTCAATTTCTGCTTGCTTCATATATGCCGTATCATTTGCAAAATAAGTAATTGAAATACCAAATTTAATTTCTGGATCGGCAAAATTTTCACCAATTGAACTTATCGGCTTATATTGGGCAGACAAAAAATCTGGATTTTTATAATAGTCGTAATAAGTATCATTGTTTTCTTGGTGGATATATAAAATATAATCATAATTATTATATCTATTGCTTTGTGTTGGTTCAGACTCTACTGTTATAATTCTCGCCTTACGACAGAATTCAATTCTTTGTGCAGAAACTCTTGAGAAATATTCTCCAGAACCGTTGTTTTCGCCAACAACTAAACCATTATCGCCATCAAAACTAAAGAAAGAAAGCTTCTCGGCTGCGTCGCCTTTATGCATAGTTACTGTTCCGTCTTTATCAACCATAAAAGCATAGGAACCATCTTCCTGCTCGCCAATACAAATTTGGCCACCAACTATACTACTACCTTCGACCAGTCCAGCACGAACACAGCCTGCTAGAATGCCCCAATATTCTTCTCCATTAATAGTATAATTACCAAATACAGACTTAGTCGTCTGGAAATTGTCGTCTGAGTATAGGAATTTATTATTGGTAATCCAGCCCTCATGATTATCTAATACGCCATCTACAACTTTACGAAGGTGAATACCATAATTATCCCACGACACACTTTGTCCAGCAGAATTTGATTTAATTGAAGTCGTTGCGTCAATTAATCCGTTTCTAATCCTCTCATCAATAGCAGTGGCTACGTCATAGCCTTTTTGCCAATAAGAAGAACCACTAGCAACCGCTTTACCAGCGCTAACTGCTTGTGCCAATAAGTCAGCATGGATATCGCCTTGATCCTTTGCGGATAGCAAGTCTCCAAAAGTACATGAGAAATTACTCAAATCAGAAAAATTCAACTGGACTTCGAGCAACCTTGCTTTCTTGATGAAGTCATCTCGCATTTTAACTTTTACAAAATTGCCAAGGCTAAACTGATTCAGAATAGGAGCAAACTCAGGCATTGCATAGATATTTCTCATAGAAGCAGAGAAAGACAATTTTGGCTGAGAAATCTTTTTTAATTCTTTTTGTCCAGCGACTAACAATTCTTTCTGCGTATTAATCTTGTCCAAGTCAGTATCAATTTCTGAAACATAGAAGCAATCATCCGAATATTCATCTTCTCTTAGGAACAAGGACAACCTATCCAAATTCTCTGGAGTAAAATTTTTGTTAACACTTATGTCCTCTGATATTAACGTGATTTCATCATTTACTTTTTGGATCTCCGCTTGAATATCTTCAACCTTTTTTTGTTTATTCTCTAGTTCTTTATTAATGGCATTAAGCTTATTAAGATTATTTATATAAGCCTTGTATTCATCACTATCTGCGTCCTTTTTGTCCCATTCAGCAGCAATTTGTACATCTTGGATTGACAAGTATATATCTTTTTTTTCTTTGAGAGAATTAATACCTTCTGCCCCAACAACTAAGTTTCTTTCATTCCAAACATAAGTATACTTTTGTTCATCTTTGCCCGTCTGCTCGTTCTTCACAATAGACACTTTAATCTCGCATACATAATACTTAGAAGCAACTTCATTTCCATTGTTGTCTTGGTTGACTATTTTATAAACTTCACCAAGGTTATCTATACTTGCTTCTGGCAAATAAAGTCCTGCTTGTTCAAAGTTCTCTGGAGTAACAATCTTTTCTGTAATTTTATATTCGTCAGGGACAGAATTTTCTTCAGTTAACCGACTGTCTATAAGTTCGTATAGCCTTTTTAATGTTTCAGTATAGCCTTCTACCCACACAACATAATCTCTGGCTTTTGGTTCATAGGAGTCAAGTTTGGGGCAGACATCTGTAATTAATATTTGGCCATCTCCAGTATCAGATTCAACTACCAGCAATGCGTTTTCTACCTCAATAGTTTTTACAATAAGTTTATCTCCATTTTCAAGTGTGGCATACACCGTCAATGTTTTTGTAGTTTTGTTGTACAGATATCCATTTTCGCCTTCTGAAATTGTTTCAGTTAACATCGAATCAGGGGATTTCTTTTCAACGATATGCTTTGAACCAATGTCGTTTTGTAGCTCGAAATGATTATCTAAAAATTCAGCGGAAACTGTATCTCCAATTCCTAAACTAGTGGTAATAGTTAATATGCTAGAATTAAATGTGTAATCTTCAGTAATATTGTCATTAATTCTAACAGAAGTTAATGCTTTATTACTATTTGAAACAACAAATGATTTGTTAATAGTTTTAAACAAAACTATATCGTCCTGACTGAGCCTACTATCATTAACAACTAAACTATTTTCATTTTTGTCATAAGTATAATCATTAACGTCAACAGTTAGCTCTTGTGTCTTCCCGTCATTTGAATGGCGCAAAATACACACTGCCGCAATATTTTCATTTGCAGACAATTGTTTAACATCGAAATGAGTGTCAATAGACGCTACAACCACAGAGCTATTTATCAAAAGATTGTCCAGAGAAATAGTTAATTTTTTAGTACTATAATCGTACTCATATTGTTTAACACCAATTTCTTTGCCATCAACGAGCACAGATACTATTTTGTCTTTTGGCAGAGATAGAGAAAAAGATTTTGGAACAAATTCTATTACAATTTGTTCTACACTAAACAATAAGTCTAAATTAGAAACTGTGACAACATTATCCGAAAAAGTGTAGTTAACTTTCTGAGAATTAATTTTGACAGATAATATTTGTTTATCGTACTGTTGGCTTTCAAACTTATTATTAACTAAATTTATAACAACTCTATCGCTTGGATCTAATTCATTTATTGTTAAAATGTTTCCATCCAAATTATATCCCTGCTGCTTCTCGCCATTTACCATTACGGACACAATTTCCTTGTCGTCATCATCGGATAAATCAAACTGCGTATCAATTGATTCAACTCTAATAGTATCTCCTACGGACAAGCCATTGATAGTTAGTTGTGCCCCGTCCAGTTCATACTTAGAAGAGTCCGTGCCATTTATCTCCACGGAAACGACTTTGTCTCGAAGTTTTTCTAAAGTAAAACGATTTTGAATATATTCTACTTCAATAATGCTTCCATATTTTATTGCGTCAGTGTCATTAATAGTAATAGTTGACCCAGTAGTGTTCACAGTATATTTAACATCATTTTCATCAACTTTAACAGCAGCTATTGCATATCCGCTTGGAATAGACACCTGAACGCTTGTAAACAATGTGCCATTTGGTGTGCTGATTTTTATTTCGTCTCCAACAGATAACGAGACATTGATTGTTAAATATTTTTCATTGCCATTTGTCACATAAGAATATTCAGATGACATCAACTCACGAGCGCCATTAATAATAATCTTGCTGTCTTTTGTAATCACGCTCTCTATTACGAACTTATTCTCACATGTGATTACTTCAACTGTATTACCAGTTGTTAACAAAGACTTATTAGTGATTTCTAATTTGTGATTTGAATATTCATAGTTAGTGTTATCTACTTCTTTGCCTTCAATTTTTACAATGCTATTCTCATTAAAGTTAAAATCTGAGGGAAGAGTAAATATATATGAGCCATCGAAAGTGAAAGTTGCAACATCTTCTTGTGCAGTTATCGTTTCGACCTGCATATTTGGCTCATTAAAAGTTTCATTTTTGCTATTAACGGCAATCTCTTCAATCTCGCTGTTAATTTTATATTCCTTAATAACTTTATCTATATTATATGAAACTGTATCTCCATTTACATTGAATTGTTCTTGTGCACTTTGTACGTGGAGCTGTTGTACAACGCCAGCGACAAAATCCTCGCTCGTCGTCTTTACATCAAAATACTCTTCTGTTGATCCGCTGATATCCTTGCTATAAAACCCACTCATGTACTTAGACTGCTTGTCCATATAGTATTTATATTCTTGGTACAAGCTATCTCCCATCCACTCTGGAGTACAATAATAGTCCAAATTCATAATAGAAGGTAGTCCGAAGTTAACATTTCGAATATCTAAATCATCTGCGCCTTTCACAGTAAGGACTGTTTTAATATCATCCGCAGAATAATTTACCTTCATATCATTAGATAGGTTTTCAAATGAGACAATGACATCCGTATCGTATTTATGCTTAAATTCATTAGAGACTTCAATAATGTCTCCTTGAGCGGGGATGTTATTGAAAGATAATTCTTTTGTGTCCTGATTATATTTATATTCAGTTACAATATGTCCATTAATTGTAATGTCTGTATCTGCAGAAACGTCACCTTGCAGCTTAAAACTATTCATTTTTCCGTCGCAAATAAACCGTTCTACTTCATTTTCTGCATAAATATTGACTTTATTATTAATTGTGTCAAATTCTACGTAGCACTTGAACGTTTCGCACATGTCGTTCATAATAAAGTCATAAATAGATTGACGATCAATTTCAAAACTGCGGCTTTGATTTTGTAGCTCATCGTCTATATGTCCAACAGCCCACCCGTATGCCTTTTGAAGTACAAGATGAATTAAGCTATGCGCAATATTATCTGGATTGTATAGCACAACTTCATCAATACTACTAACTGCGCCTTCAACGTCACCTGCGTTGATAGTAAAGTTCTCAAGATATCTTTGAGACAAAGAATACTCTAGCGAATAAGCATTAATATGTTTATATTCTTGAATACCATTTCCATCAATCTCTGGATCTTGCAATTGGAAATAGCCAAAGCCCTCTAGATACACAAGCCTAAGTCCTTCAACATAATCATAGTACGGCGTTGGTTTTGTCTCTCCAGTAATAATATCACAATAAATAGAAGGAACATCGAATGAAATTTCACTATATGAGTTAAATTTGAAAGTACCTTCTAGATTAGTCACATTTAATTTACAAATCTTTTCTTTGTTTGTCTGGCACAAAACTACATTCGGGGCACGATAGGTGTCAGACAATAAATCTTTTGGTAGTTGCATTTCTTTCACCTGCCTTTGTTATGAAATACTTACTTGTCGTATAGGTTTATTAATAATTAACTCTCCGTTTACGACCTCTGCATCAAATTCATTAAATGGGCATACGCTTCCATCGTCTTCAAGCGTAAGCACACCATTCGAAACGTCCGTACCAATTTCTAACTTCACGTCCTTGAGTTCTCCTCTTACAATCATTTTGTGTCCCTCAACTTTGATATTAGTCCAAATTGGAGGGTTCTTTGTTGTATCGCCTTTAATTTTTAATACCTTGCCTTCTACCCAAACGGTTAATCCATCTTTTAGGTCATAATCATTTAATAGCCCATCTGCTACCTTCATTGGGTATCTGAACTCAATTTTTAATGTCCCAGATCCATTTGCTGAAAAGTAATTAGTTCCGGGCAGCAATGTTGGGAATATAAAATTGAAATCATCGTCAAAGATTCTCTTGTCGTTCGTAGAATATACAACGAAGTTACTATCTATTGTAACAGTTTCGTCCTGTTGTAATTTTTCAAATTTCGTTTCGTTATTTAATGACTTATTTTTAATAAGCAAGCTCCCATTGTTCGAACTATTCTGAAATGTTACCTTCGGATAAATATAAGAATAAATGTCATCACTTTGGTTGTCTATTGCGAATTCAGTCTCTCCTGTAATTTTGATTTCTACAGGATATACTTTTGAATACGCCCACGGACTTACTGCAGTAAATGTTGCTACGATGCCAATAACTCTTGCATCCATCTTCTGAAGCTGCACATTCGTGAATCTACCAAGATATGAGCACACAACATCACCATCTTTGTCGCAGACATCCATCCATGCGTTGCTTCTAGAACCAGTAAGCCAACGCAATGTGTTTCTAACCTTGTATGGGCCAATATCAGACCCACCTACTTCTACAAATGTTACAGACGGAGTTGCGACAGAATTATATTTTGCGCCATAGTCTGTGCGCATTGTGCCATCATAGCTATCAGTAAAAACTGGCTCCATATCTAAGTATGAATCTACTGTACCGTTATCTGGATTGAATGTGCTTACAACAAGTTCTAAATCATAATTTGTTTGATTGCGGAAACGAATTTTAGGATGATATATCGCCAAGATATCACACCTCCTACTAACTACTTGAAATTATATAAATAGGAGAGAGTTGTGACGCCCTCTCCTATAATTTTGTATTACCTAACACGATTATAAAGCTTTTTATTGATATTTTTCATATAATTATCCATCTGATCTTGCACAGCCTTGGTAATGTTCGGGATAGAACTATTGTCGGCCTTGTCGATATGAACGACTTCTGAAATCTCCATATTCAACTCAATATTATTATTAATAATATGGGGAGCACTAACAGTTGGTCTAGATTGCTCTAGAACACTAGATGGATCAAGCTTGCCCCATTCCATTAGCCTTTCTGTCAGGTCTGCCGGAATAATTCCTGTTCCTTTCTTGATGTAAGAAAGTCTCCCTGCTCCGTCTGGAACAAGCTGCAACTCTTCACCAAGCTCGTCAAGGAATGCGAACTGGTCTTTATCAATTGATTTAGCTCCACTACTGTAACCCTCTATGTCGCTCAGACGCACCCAGCCAGTGTAGCCACCATTTCTGCCAATGAGAACTTCCGAGTCGGTTGCCTGATAAACTGTAAATGTAGATCCCGGCACCCAAGACTGCATTCTTGTTCCGTTTCCACCATCTCTAGAGAAGTGAGTCGCTGAACTCTTAACAGTTACAGATGACCCCTTAGTTGGGGCTGCTGGAGTGGATGGCTCAGTAGCTGGTGATTGCTGCGGCGTCGAAGGAGTTGGCGGAGTATACTTCGCGCTCTCAGTCGAATTCTTCTTGCTATTTGTGGCCTTAATTATGCTATCTGCGGTCTTATCAGCCTCAACTTGTAAATCTACAAGCTCTTGTTTTAATGCGCGTAATTGCTCAGTAAATGCGCTCGCAGAAGTGTCTAATTGCTCCTGATAAGTACCAATGGCATCTACGCCTTCCAGCCAAGGCTTAGTTACAGAATCAGAAAGAGTGATTCCATACTTGTCGGCTATTTCAGATAGGTTTTGTGCTAATGAATCTGTATTCGCAGCGATAACAGCATAGCTATCTTGAATGACTTGGTTCTCATTCTTAAGCGATTCATCAAGCGCATCCATTTCGTCTTGCTTGTTGTCTTGATAATTCTCAAGAGACTTGTCAAGGGCTTCTTGCTGCTTTTCAATACTATGGTCATAATACAGGTCGTTTAACTCGTCTTGCGCTTGCTTCAGTTCGGCTTCTAATTTTTTCTTCTGCGCAATTGCGGAAGCTGAATTGTCGCCAGAAATTACTGCAAGCCTCTTCTGAATGTCTGCAATATTCTTCTGCTGCTCGGCAACTTGCTTCGCAAAGTCATTTGCATCTTTTTGGAGGCTAAGTTCCTCTTTCTTTTTATCTATAAGCTTCGAAAGAGCGTCTATCTCCGCCTGCATAGATGTTTTGACACTTTCTATACGAGTCTTATTCAGATCAATAATAGACTTCTTCGCGGATTCTTGCGCCTCAATTGCGTCCCATTGATTCTCTTTAAGCTCGGCAAGCTTTTCGTTATACTCATCTGTGCTATAAAGCCCAGCGGAATAATCTTTCTCCAGACGTGCAATCGCTTCGCCGTATTGCTCAACTTTAAAGTTTGCAACTTCTAGCTGCTGTGCAAGTAGACCAAGAGCAGTCACGCCATCTTTAGTCCAATTGCCAAATTCGTCTACTACTTTTTCTTCGTCAGAAACCAAGTTATACAAATGAGAAAGCTCAGAATCAACATTATCAATTTTGCTAATTAACTTGTCAAGATTATCCCAGTAAAGGTCATTAATACTATTCTGGAAGCCTTCGATATCTTTCTTACATGAAAGGATTGAGTCGTCAACGTCATAAATGGCGTTAACCATTTCGTACCAATCATCAGTTCCAACTCTAACATCTCCAGAAGCGACAGCTTGATCTAGGATACTTTGTAGTGAAGCACGCTTATTATTTAGGTCTTCAATTTGCTTCTGAGAGTCTTTCATTAATTCCTTATAGAAGTTTTCAGAAAGTCTTTCTCCCGCTTCGTCAAGAAGATCCATCTCGGCCTGAATGAGGTTTGAGTGCTGTTCGACTAAACCAACAATATTCTCAAAGTCATCCGCAATATCATTTAGCTGTTCAAGACGTTTAGCGGAAATTTCAGCAATAGATTCTAGATAGCTATTCTCTGCATCTTCTGCTTTTGTAGACCATGTACGATATTCTTCAATGGCATCAGCAATTTCGCCTTCGCTTTCCCCGATAAAGTCTTTAATTGCGATAGCGCCGTTCTTTGCCATTTCTTGATACTCGGCGGGAACTTTAGACAGTAGCTCCGTTGCCTTCTGGTTGTAAAGCTCTGCTGCAGCAAAATATGTAGATGCTTTCTGTTTTTCTGCTCCGACTAAGTCATCATATAAGCTGTTCTTATCTCCAATTTGAGAAGTATCGTCAAGGAAATTCTCAATTCTATTGGTCATATGAGTAATTGCCTTCTCGATTTCTTCAAGCTTATATTCAATAAAGTCAATGGTTTGCTCTGCATCATCAGCTGCGTCAGATACATCACTTGCCGCATCAGATAGGTCACTAGCAGCATCACTTAAGTCCCAACCCATTTGAGACCAGTCTTTGTCACTGCCATCTCCCCACGCAGCATTCGCTCCAGTGTCAGTTTTATTTGTATAAGTACCATAATTCCAGTGAGCATTGCCTTTAGCAAACGACAAGCCGCCAGTGTATGTCCCACGAGACGTGTACCCATTCTTTAATAACTCTTCTGTCTGCTTGTGGTTATAGATTATTGCACCCTTCGGCAAATCAAGCATTTCCGTGCCATGTTCTCCAACAGTATAATAAACGCCCTTGTTTGCGTCTACTACTAGTTCACGACCAAGCTCGCCTACAATGGCATTGTGCTCATTTGCTTTTAATCCGGGCTTCTTGCCTGAATGCGCATTGCCTTTTGCCAAAGCATTTCCAAGCGCACTAGACGCACCGTCAGGATTATAGCCACTTCCGCTTTTTGCATCTTCACGACCTTGTGTAAATTTACTCTTCAGGTTGTTCCAAAAATTGCTCGCTTGTGTACTAATCCAAGAAGAAGCCGATTCCCAAAGACCATTAATGGCACTAGGAACAGTTTCTGTGAAGAATGTAGAAATGCCAGTTTTAATATTTTCTAAAGTAGTAGGTACTGTTTCTGTAAGAAATGTCCCGACTCCTTCCCAAAATTCATTCCATTTTGTCGGAAGCGTTGCTGTAAAGAATTCTAAAATCTTTTCTCCCGCTGTTACCAATGCTGGGCCAATCACTTCATCAACATAAGTGCCGACACTCTCCCAGAAAGAATGCCATTTTTCAGGAACTGTCTCGGTAAAGAATCCATACACGCTATCCCACGCCGCGCTTAAGGCTGGCGCGATTGTGCCATCAATATATTCACCAACGCTAGTCCAAAATTCACTCCATTTTGTAGGAATTGTTGTCGTGAAGAACTCAACAACTTTATCTTTCAAAGCAATAGCGTCTTCTTTTAAATTGTTTAATTCTTCGCCAACGCCATCCCAAAATTCATCCCATTTTTCTGGAATAGTTTCTGTAAAGAATGTAACTACCGCATCTTTAAGATCGCTTGCCCATTGTTTTACTTTGTCGAAATCTTCACTAACATTATCCCAAAACTCTCCCCATTTCTCAGGGACAGTCTCTGTAAAGAATTCTTCAACTTTCGCAGATATATATCCAACTGCGTAAGTGATGTCGCCAAGGAATTCCCCAACACTTCCCCAAAACTCGTTCCATTTTTCCGGAATCGTTTCGGTAAAGAATGTATTAACGCCTTCTTCTACATTAGCAGCCCAATCTTTTACTCCGTCAAGACATTCGCCAACACCGTTCCAGAACTCATCCCATTTTTGAGGCAATGTGTCTGTGAAAAATGTATTTATGTCTTCCCATAGTCCTTGCGCCCATTCTTCTGCACCAGATAATTTGTCTCCAATACCGCTCCACAAATTGTCCCATACAGTTGGCAATGTTTCTGTAAAGAAAGTAGATATGCCACTCCAAATATTGTTGGCGAATTGCTGTACCTCAGCAACCACCTCGTCCACTAATGCGTTCCAACCTGCAATTACTTGATCCGGGCTTTGTGCTTCAAATCCCGTAACGTTGGAAGTAGAAGTTGTGCTTGCACTTTTTTCAGTACTCGTCGAAGTTGTACCAGAGCTTGTTTTTGTTGTATCAGTTGTTTTCGTATCTTGCTTCTTGTTTTTGTCTGGAGATTGAATGGCATCCAAAATGTTGTCAAGAACTTCTTTGACCTGAGTTATTCCATCAGTTATTGGGTCAACTTCTTGATTAGTTAATACCTCAAGTTGTTGTTCGTCATTTTTTAAATCAACATATTCTTGAATCTTCTGTTGCTGATCTTCGTCTAATTCAAGCGTTGCCGGAATTTTCCAAACTCCATCCTTATCTTGCTCTAGCTTTGGAACTACTTCAGTGACTAGAGTGGCATTTTCTTCTTTCCACTGATCAATTTTAGATTGGACATCAGTTAATACAACCTGAAAATCCATTACGGTTGGCTGTTCTAGGCCATATTTAATTTTTAAAGCTTCTGCTAACTGCTCTTTTGCTTTTTCGAGCTCATCCGTCTTTATTTGAATCTCTTCATCCGAAGCTCCAGCATCTTTTAACTCTTGTAATTCTCTTGTAAGTGTTGATACATTTTCTTTTGCAGTATCAACGGTATTGTTTGCATCGATCCAAGCTTTTGTATTGTCAACAATTGCCTGCTGTGCATTATTCAACGAATCTGTAGCGCCATCAATTTCTTGCTGAATCGCATTATATTCTTCTGCATTTTCGCCAAGTGGATCTTTACCAGCCCTGAAAAACTCTTCTTGCTTCGCAAGTGCCTTGTCCAAAGAGTCGGTAGTATCTCTAAGTTTTTTGTCAAGTTCTGTCATAGTTAGGTCAGAAACGATATCTCCCCAACTTGCATCATATTTTGACAGCTCTGTCAACATTGCAATAGTTGCGGCCTTTGTTAATCCCATTGCATTTGCAAGGTCGTCAACGCTCTTTATACTACTATCAAGAGTAAATGTGCCGTCCGCATTTTCAATAAAAGCACTAGCTTCTTTCGCGTCGGCAATAAATGCTTCTATGTTCTTTAAGCCTATTGAAAAATTTCCATCATCATCAATAGTGAAATAGTCTGCAAACTTTGAGTTTTCAAAATAATCATCAATGGCGTCAAGACGTTCTTCAAAAGTTTTACAGTTTGCAATAACGCTCGGAGGAACTAATGCCTCACATGCCGCCTTAAATGCTTCCGTCCCAACTTTGCCACTCAACAATCCATCGCTAATGGTCTCAAGCATTTCGACCATTGAGTCGCCATACGCCACTTCCGAATCTCTGTTTTTAGCATCCTCGAATTCATCATACGCATTGGTAACATCTGATAATTTCAACTCTAAAATTGAATATTCTTTAACTGCATTCTTGAGTGCTTGTATCTGACTACGCAACGCGCTAATATTATCATAAGTTGCTTTTGTAACATATCCATACGCTTTGTAATCCGCATACATTGCCTTAACAGCCTGTTGTAGTTGTTTTACAACTTTTGTATACTGCGACTGACTTTGTGCTTTCGCCGCACTTACTGTTGCCTTTTGTTCTTTTTTCTTCTGTGCAATTAATGCTCTTAATAGACGTGTATTCTTAACGACCTTGCCATTCGTAGTATCAATTGCGTCACCGAAGCTCTCTTCGCCAACAGTTACATCTCCAAGATACTCTTGGAGTGCAGTATAATAATCGTCAGAAATCGCTTGCCCGTCAAATGTTATGTCATTAACTGTCTGTAACACTGACGCATACGAATCATAAGCAGAAGTAAGGCTTGCTATGTCGCTAACAGCCACAGAAGTGGCTTCACTAGTCTGTTGCATAGCACCGCTAATGTTCAAGAAATATCTTGCAACATCTTCTGCACTAATTCCAAGAGAGTCTAATTGTACTTTAAGCTGTGGATTTTCAGCAATTAAGCTCTCAACCTCTCCAGTGACTCCTTCAATAGCAGATTCGTAATCTCCGAATTTATCAACGTCAACATTGATCTCTCCAGATTCAATTTTTGCGTTAAATGCTTCTTGGAATGCTTGTCCTGCCTCAGAACCACGCTCGCCGAATAAGCGGTCAAGAGCAGACTCTTTTGCTCCAGCAGAACCAAACATGATTTCTGCTCGATCATTGTAATTTTGCATCGAGCTAAGAAGACCATTTACTGCCTTTTGTGCCTCTGTTAAATTGTCACCATCAAACCATTCCAAGTCGCTGACGCCATATTCTTCTTCTTTGCCTTTCATAAACTCGTCCCAATTGGACTGTGCGTCGGCATAATCTTCTTGCGCAGACTCTAAATTCTTTTCTAGCTTTTGGAACTTTTTGCTATTGGTGTCCATACCAGAGTCTAAGGCATCCTGTACTTCTGCTTCCGCTTTGTCTAGTTTATCTTTGGCGTTCTTTACTTTACCTAATTCGTCTTCAAAATTGTTTGTGTCTTTAAGATTAAGCGTGCCAGTAGGTCGCGTCTTGAAATCTTGATCGGTATCCAATGCGCCCTTTACAGCTTCTGCTTGCTTGTTTTTAGCACGTTCTTCTCTTGCTTCTTCCAAACGAATTTGACGTTCAAGTTCGGCATTTTGCTCTTTTAATTTGTCAAGCTCTTCTTGCTCTGTAAGAGTTAATGGGCCTTTAGATTCGAGCTCTTCTATACGGCTCTTCGTAGTTTCTAGTTCGGAATTTAAGGAATCGAGATTCGAGCGGATATTTTTTAAATTCTCAGTTTCTTCTTCTAATTTTTTAATGAAATTTTTATGAGTGGGGCCCCATGCCACATAAGCAGCAATAAGAGCACCTACAGCTACTGTAACTGCTGCAATTATAAGCCCAACAGGGCCTAATGCTACATAAATTTTTGCTATTGCACTTAGAACTGCTGTTTCTAGGCTCTTAACTGCCATTTTTAACACGCCAGTCGCTCCGGCAGCAGCATATTCTGTCGCAACTGCTTCGATTATCCTTGCAATAAATTTGGCAAATGCAGTGTCTGCAAGACCTAAAGTCTTAATTAAATTATTAATTGAATCGCCAATATTAGAGATGGAGAATCCCCTAATGGCCGTGACAATTTTCCCAATACGTTCTGCCAACGACATGCCTTCCGTGGCTTTTAAAAATGCTTTTAATGGGGCAACTACGCCCAACAATATAAGTATAGTACTTTTTAGTACACCAACTTTATCTACAACACTTACTAATCCAGTACCAACATCCACAAGGAATTTAGTAGCATCAGTATTTATAAAGTTCATCCACATAGTCTGAACAGCATTTGTAAACTGATCGATATGGCCTTGAATACTGTCCATATATTTTTCATTTTCGGCCATAGCACTACCAGCAGAATCTGCGGATGTTTGTATCGCTTCTTCTACTAAGTCAAAATTCTTAATAACGGCGGCTAAAACATTTGCTTGTCTTTTTCCGCCTAGCAATTCTAGTGCGGCTGCTCGATTTACGTCCGTCATGTCGTCCCATACTTGAGACATTTCACGTAAAATTTCTGTAGTGTTCTTGAATGTATTCTCATCGAGCATAATGTCAACTTTCCCGCCTGTTAAAGCTAACAATTTTTTCTGCAGCTCTGAGACGCTATTGGCCATGCCATCAACATCTTCACCTGCATCCTCTAGTTCTACTTTTGCTCCTCGAATACGAAGAGATAATGTCTTCATGGCAGTACCTACGGATTCAGGATTTTGAACTACCGAATTCGCGGCAGTGATTAAACCAATTGACTCATCAATGGTATTCCCTGCTTCCGACATTGCACTAGCAGAACGTAAAAGTGCTTGTCCAATGCCAGATGAACTGATTGCGAAGTTATTCAATCTGTTGCTTTCATTAGTTTTATACTAATTACTGACCATTTAAAAAATGGCGAGTAGGACTTTCGACCTACTTCTTACGTTTTATTATTATTAGATTATTGCGTAAGTTCCGACTGTATATTGCTCATTATATTAATGAGAGATAACTTCAATAATAACATTACTGTTATTATCCCGCAGTCTGTACGGATTCTATGTTAATAAAATATGGATAAATAATATCAGTATTTAATTTTAATTGATCAATATAGGAATAATTAAAACTGTTATAATCATCTAATACCCCATTATTATCAATATATTGTTTAATCAACTCTTCACATAATTTTGTATTGTGAACAATATCATATTCCCATAAATACAATATATCAATATTATAATATTTCTTCCGCTATTTTTATTAACATAGTCTTTCCACGGTCTAAACCATCTCTGGCCTTTAACCGTTATAGTTATCTAAGGGCAATAATTTACCCACCTCGTTGAATTTATCTACGATTCCCATAGCATTAGACGCTTCAATATTAAATCCGTGCATTGTAGAAATAATACTGTCAGAAGCCTCGCCAATATCGGCTAGGTCATCACCAACGTTATAATAAACGGAAGCGGCCTTTGCCAAGTCAGATGCTTGCTCAATGTTATATCCTCACTTTGTTACTATTTCCACTAAAGGAAATGGGTAGGTCATTTCTGCCTACCTCTGCAATTTCATTATTAGATTATAGTTGCAGGTCAGATCATCTCTTCATCTTAATAAGATGTCCACCATACGCATAACCGTTACCGATTACGCTGTGATCGTTACAGGACTTAAAACATTTAATATAATATTCTCAACTTCATTTGGCCTAGATGTATATGGGATATATAAAATGCCAATATTCTTGCTATGGCAATATTCTTTTTTAATTTTGTCTCTGTATACTCTATTCTCATAAGCCTCTTCGCCACCAAAGAAATCAATTGGCTCAAAATGCTGTTTTCCTTGATATTCTATTACCATATGATAATCTGGCAAATAAAAATCAAATGGAAGTGGCAAAATATTTCTGCAGTCATCCCATGTAAATTCTCGCTCAAATTTGATATTATATTTTTTTAGAATGGTTTCTACTAAAATTTCCCCCGAGCTAGATGACTGACACCCACAACTAATAGTGCATCCCCCAACTAAATCTGAAACAGACGCCAATACTTCATTTCCACAATCACATTCACATCTCCATAGTCGTTTATAATTACCTAGACTACCTTTCCGTTTTACATATTCTTTTGCCACCAACATGCCAAATCTTTGATTTGTTAAATTATAAGCTATAGAATCATAATATTGCTTAACTAAACGTCCACAACTAGAAACTCTTCCTCTAATAAGATCTCCGGAAGAACATTTTATATTTCCTCCACACTCACATTCGCAATACCACATAATACAACCATTAGATGCTCTTTTGTCCAATTTGTATTTAACAATAAGTTTGCCAAATTGTTTCCCAGCCAAATCTTTTTCTTTTCCTTTATTTAATGAACCACTCGCCGTTTTTGTGCTACCGTTTCTTAATGCATCTAATCGAACTACTACTACAACACCATTTTCATTTATACATTCGCAATATGTGTGTTTTCCTCCATTATATCCATACAACATTTTTGTTACCACTAGTTCTCCAACAATATTTATTCGTCTTGGCATTTTATCACCTCCTATTCATATAATTTATATTAAATGTTTTACATTACCCACGGGATTGTCCATCTCTGGAGTTTCCCCGTTTTAAGATGGATGTTTACCTATATGTCGCCATACAGGGGGCCTATTAATTAAGCCTTGCGAAATCTGCTGTAGCATTAGTAAAATCTTTAACAGTAGAACCAATCTGCCCAGCAGTTTTAGATGCATCTTGCAAGAATCTCTTATAAGTTTCATCAGTTTCATCGGTAACTTTCTTTAATTCTGTTAACGCTGCGTCAATTTCTCTTACATATGTAATACCTTGCTTAATTTGAGCAACAGTTTTATACACCATATTTGCGCCAGTAAAGTATGTAAGAATTTCACCAGACTTTTTCTTAACATTGCTAAAGAAAGAGCCAAGCGTACTACTTGCTTTGCCCATATTCTTAGCGGAAGCATTAATAGCATTTCCCGCTTGATTAAACGATGCAGTTAGTTTTTCTACTTCGCCATTGCCATTCTTTATTGTAAAAGTAACCTTGGAATAGTTGTCAGCAAATTGAATAGATTTTTTATCTAACCCATCAAAAGAATTAGCAAATGCTTCTAATTCACTTCTTCTGCTTGCTTCGTCACCAATATCAAAGCCATCAGAGACCGCACGAGTGATATTACCAACTTTGTTTTTCATCTCTTCGGACTTCTTAATGATATTTTCAATTGCTTTGCCATATTTATTAAATGACTCAACTGCACTATCAAACTCTGCGGCCTTTTGCTTACCCAAATCCGAAGTGATGTCTATGTTTGCAAGCTCTTTTTGTAACGTAATTATTCTTTGATATGCTTGTTCGTATTGCTGTAATTGAGTAGTAAGCCCGGAGGCATTGGCATAGCCTTTACTATTAACGCTATTAATTAACCCAGTATGCTTTGTTTCGACTTGTCCGACAACATCTGCCCCATATGAGGTATTGCTTTGCTTTGCTGAGTCCTTCTTTACCTTTGCGTACTGTTCAAAATCGCTCATGAGCTGCTTTGTCGCAACACTCAACCTTTGCATGTCATCTTCTGACACTTTACCAAAGGCTTCTTCGGACTTTGTTAGCTCTTGAATCTCCTTTGACAGAGCTTCATATCTGCTCTTTAACTGTCCAAGATCACTATCTTTATCTACGAAGACTTCCGTATCAATTTTCCTAAAAGCAGAAGATAGCTTTTGGTTTGCATCTATTAATGCCTTATAATTATCTAATTCTTTATAACCATCATTAGAGCTTTCTGAACTACTAGCTTGAGAAGTTTTCCTTTTCCTTGTACCATTACTGGCAGCAGTCTCGTTACCAAGAGATTCAGCAGTTTTATCCGCGCTATCTTTTACATTTTGGTTTGCATTAGCAAAATCATTTTTTGCTTTAGTGGCGGATGCAAAAGCTTCACTAGCCTCTCTAGCCTTTTCTATTTCTTTTTCTATAGCAGCCGCAGAAGCTTCCGCACTTTCCTTAACTCTTGCATTAGCTTCAACAAACTGATTTTTTTGTTCCGTTGCAGCTGCAAATGACTCCTGTACACCACTAGCACTAGTTACTTCTGGTGCGGTTGCTGCAGGCTCTCCTGTGCTTTGACCACTAGCAACCTCCCCAGTTGCTGCCTTCGAAATCTTCGACACATCGCTCTGATTTTGTTTTTCTTTTTCTTTTGTAATTTGCTGTTGTGTTACCAATTGCTGTTTTGTTTCTTCATTTTGCTGCTTCTCTACTGTTAGCTCTTGCTCTGCAGCTTCTGTTCCTTTTTGCTTCGTTTCTGTCGTACTACCTAATTGTGCTTTTGCTTCAGCAAGCTTGGTTTTTAATTCATCAATTACAGAAGACAAATTTTCAATTTTTGCTCTATATTCATCTACGACATCATTTGAAGTCATATTATCGAGTTCGCTCATCGGGACAGAATTATCTAGAGCATCTTGGATGTCGTAACAACTGCTCTTCCACGAATCTAACGCGCCTTCCATGCGAAGGATTTCTTCTTCCAATTCTTGTACTTGTTTTTGTGCCGCGTCAAGCTCAGAAGCATCAACAGGATTCGTCGGAATAGCATTTAGTTTTTCTTTAAGAGCAGCAATTTCTTGCATAAGCTCTTTTTCTTTTTCAAGCTGCGCGGTTTGATTGTCTGTTTGATTAGACTGAGTTGAAGGTTGCCCAGACTGAATCTGATTAAGCTTTTCTTGCGCGGTAGTCTCTTCGTTGATAGCCTCAGTAGTTTTTTGATGAGACTCTGCTGCTTGCGCCTCGATTTCCTTAATTCTAGCTACGCTTTGATTCCAAGCATTAGTAGAATCAATTTCTCCACTCTCGAACGAGCTAAAAATATCTTTAAACTTGTCCCAATCGGCGGTGTGCGATGGATTCAATGTTGCCAATAAACTTTTTAATTTTTCAATTGGTGCAACAGAATTTTCTCCATTCTTTTGTATTTCGGCCAAATAAGATGACAGCTCTGGTAGCTGTTCCATTGTATATGTCTTAACAGTCGAAGCCAACCCATTGTCTGTAAACGCCTTATCTAATGCTTGATTAACTTTTTCGTTAAACGCAGCAATTAATTGTTCATACGAAATACCAGCTTGTGCCGCTTTTTCTTCTGCTCCTTTTATTAATCCAACTTCCCCGTCATTATATTCCATGAGAGGAAATTCTTTTGTAGCTGCTTTTAAATTTTGAGAGTAAGATTCTCCAATTTTGATGGCCATTTCTTTAGAAATGCCAGTAAAATCAATTGTTTTAACAACGCCATCTGCAATGATACCATTGATTTTTGTACCTTGGTCATAAAACAACTTGGTAAATGAATTAATATCCGACGGCGTAAATGCACTCATTCCATCTGGGTGATTATGCAAAGACATCACGATATTTTCTTTTAGATTGTTGACAAGTTGTGATACTATTGCATCTGTATCTACCTGAAAATCCTTCCCAGAAAAAGAACTTACCACTTTGTCCGCGCCAAAAAGCGTCATAGACTCTTTTGCGTCGCCGCTACCTTTTGAATAACCAACCTCTTGCCCAGACGCAACATTTAATAATTCTTGTAGCTCGCTAGTTACACCGCTAACTTCTTTTGCGCTTTTTTGTGCAGCCGTAGGGATTTCAACATTAAGCAATTCACAGATTTTAGAAAGTGCCTCGTCTCCGGTAATATCTCCAAAGTCTAAATCTGAAAAGATCTGTTCAATTGCCGTCCCTGCCTCTTTAGACGCTTGAGAAACTTCTTTAATTTCATCGACAAGTGCCATTAACTTCTCTTCGTTTTGGGCCCCTTCGTCTGTCCCTGACAATAACGAGACATATTCTTTAACTTTTTTATTTAATTCATCATATAAAGAAATTTTTTTTTCTTCCGAAGTGACGTTTTCTTTTTCTACAAAGTCATTTGAATTGCCAATGTTTTTAATGTTATCTATTTCCGAATTAATATCTGCAATCTTTTGCTTATACTCGCTCTTCATCTTTTCAAGCGTAGCATTTTGTTTTGTCCTAAACTCTTCTAGAAATTCTTCTGCCCGATCATACTCTTTAGATTTTGCGGCATATGCTGTAGCATCATCGCTACCATGTTCGAACACATAGTCCATTGTGCTCTTCAACTGACTTGCCGCCATCATCTTTTTTGCAAGGGCTTCTTCTTGTCCTGATTTTCCAGTTCGCTCTAACTCTGCAAGCTCTTGCTCTGCTTTTTTAAAATCTTCGACGAGTCCAGCCAGAATAGTGGTGTCATTTTTCTTTGTTGTTTTTACTCTTTTGTCTTTGCCATTAAAAATGTCTAATGCTTCTTGATATCTTGCCTTTTGTTTTTCAAGCTCATCAATTTGATGCTGCGCTTCTTCAGAAATTTTATTGCCTGTATCTTTTATATCGCTAGACACTTCATCGCCAGCAGACTTAATATTATCTCCAATTTTGGACAAATCAATATCTCCAAATGCAACATTTAATTTTCCATTAAGTTCACTAGCATATTGAATTAACTCATCAAATTGTTTCTGAATATCTTTTGTACCAAAAAGTTCTAAATCAATTTGTTTGTCAATACCAACATTTCTGAGAATAGTATTTAATTGCTCTGCGTAGCTGCGTAATTCTTTTGTTGCGCCTTTGTCTTTTAAATTAACGCTATTAAGCCCCGTAAACACATTTTTGGACAGTTCTGAAATCTGAGACATCTTTTTAACCATCTCGTCAAAAGATTTCATCCAACCATTATTTAATTTATCTCCAAGACCTGCCTTTACAGAATCTAGTTCTTTCCTAAGTGTCTTAACAGCATCGTCCATAGCGACAAACTGCTTAATAAAATTATTAAGATTTCCACGCTTGCCAATATTTGCTAAAACTCCATCCACCTGTTCAGCTTGAGTCTTACATGCAACAAGGCTACTCATAAGGTCATCAATATTATATTTAATTTTTGAAGTATAACTCGCTTCTGCCAAAAGAATCACCTCCTACTTTATAAATATACTTTTAGCAATTGAGCTATTGTTTTTTGAAAATTATCTTCAAAATATCGACTGCCGTAATTGTTAATAAAATCTTTCAAAAATTCATCGGGAATTTCTTTGCCAACAGTTTCACCATACATATATTCCCCATTTTTAAAATATGTCCATGGGTGTTCGCCTTGTAAGAAGTTCTCAAATACATAATCGCCTTCAACTTGGCCACCACTTTCCCAAGAACCACCGCCTTGGTGTTTGCTTGAGTTACTGTGGTATGCACCTTCTAACGGAGCAGAATTCATATCAATATTCGTTGTTATAGTAAACGTTCTTCCTCTTTTCTTTAAATCAGAATTTACTTTATAAATATCATACAAATTATGTTGTCTCCCATACTTTGTATAAGCTCCATTTTTGTATTCATAATATTTGTCTACTGCTGTTTTTGCTGCGTCATTAAAATCTTTTTCTGCTTGCATTCTACATATGTTTCCTGCAATTTCACTAACAGTTTCGACATTATCTATTAGTTTTTGTATAGCATCGCCTAATGTTTTTTCTGCGGCCATATGCCATCAACTCCTATAAAATAATTATTTTAATTTATCAAGTGTGCTTAAAAGCTCATCAATATCTGCACCTTCTGGAAGGATGCTATTGATATCGAAACCATCAACCTTCTTAGCAAGAGCATCTGCTAAAGTTGTCAGGCTTGAACTAATTCCATTAGCCATCTGCGCAAACGAAGCCTCAATTGAATTCTGACGCATTAATTTTTTCTCTTCATAATGCAGCACTTCCTCAACATGGTTGTAATCCTTCCTGCACAGTTGCTCAACTGTGTCTAAAATATCATTGCTGCATAGCATGTCATACTCCTTTAGCAGCACTTCGAAATCTTCGCCAATCTCTACGCCTGTGTAGGCATTGAACGCAAACATAGAAAAATAAATATTTTTTTCAAAATCGTCTACATAGAAATAGCCATTATTGTCTGCAGAGCATTTTTCTAGAACACGTAATGCAATATCATGTTTAGTCTGAATTGGAATATACCAAACCTTAATCATATCTGCTGCATTGTTGAACTGTCCTTCTTTAACCTTCTTAACAAATGTACTAACCTTCATAATTGTTCCTCCATTTTTATTCAAAAATTTTATATATCAAATAACGTTTTGTTATTAATTTTCATATTTAATCTTCGCCCCAAACTTCTTCGTTGGCGAAATTATAAATTTTATGCGCCGCAACTCCTATGCAAATTGCTTCACATTCATCTTCTGATAAATCAAGACCAAAATTTTCTTTTACATAATCAATACTCTGTTGCTTAAGCTCTTGGCGTTTTACTTTCGCCCCCTGAGAATATCCTAATGCTTTGCGCCATTGGCTTGGCAACAAAATATGCACATTGACATTATGAGCTTCCGCATAACCAATTATCATACCAGCCAATCTTGCCAAAATTATCATAGTTGCTGGGTTCGATTGTTGTTGCACATTTTCTAGAACAAGTTTCTCTGATTTAGACTTTTTAATAACCTTCCAAAGTTCTTTCGCCATTTCAAAAGATCTTTTATCTGTTTCTAATTTGCTCTTGTTCATATCAACAACGCCAGATTCTATATATTGACCGTTTTCAAATATGGCATAACCAGAACGACGTGTGCTTTGATCAAAACTTATGACACGCATAACAATTCCTCCTTTCCGAGAGATTCATATTTACACTAATTTTAAATATAAAAAGAAGAAACCATGTGGCTTCTCCTTTAAACTACGATATACAATTTTTTGTTATTAACTGTATAGAGCATCTACTCTGTTTTGTACTATTTGATAGTCATATCCCGCTGCTTCAAGGCGTGCTTGACGTTCTAAACCATTTCCCCATTCGCCTCGATATACCTCCAATACAATTTCATCTAATGTTTTACCTGAAGCAACAACTGATTCAGTATTTGGAACAAGAATCTTTTGTCCTATATAAATAACATTAGGATCAGAAATTCCATTGTAGGAAGCAAGTTGTTGATATGTAATGCCATATTTTGTGGCAATGTCAGAAAGAGTGTCACCAGATTTTACAGTATAAACTGTTTCTGTTTGACTTTGCGAAAAAGTCAATCCATTTTTACCAGCTTCTCTAATCAATGCAGGATAATCAAAATAAGAAATGTTCATATCAACGCATCCAGAAATACCATTGACAATTCCAGAACTAGAATACTGCCAAATTCCATAGTCCTTGTTATACTGACATTCAGAATTATATTGAGCAATCCATCTTGCCTTAGTGTCATACCAAGAATCAGTCAGATATGCCTCATTCCAATATAAATTGGCATAAATACCAACCCAATAACCAGCGTCTTCTAAAATGCCAACAAATTTTTTAGACATTTGAAGAATTAAATCTTGACTACATTTCCCAGTAGTATTAACGTCTTCTAAATCATAATAAACGGGATATTCAAGTTTACGACCTTTTATCAATCTAAGTACATGTGTTGCTTCCGAAGCAGCTTTTTCTACTGTATCTGCATAACTGTACAGATACACACCATAAGGTATACCAACTCTTTCGCATTCTAAAGCATTCCTTTTAAACCAAATATCATCTTGTTCTTCTAAGTTCATTCCATAGCCACAGCGAAGAATTGCAAAATCAATTTCATCCTTTTTTACTGCATCCCAATCAATTTGTCCTTGCCATTCGCTCACATCAACACCTTTTAATTTTTTCATATTATCCCTCCTTTTTATTCATAAAAAATGAGGGAGTGTATTGCTACACTCCCTCGCCCATATAACTACTTCATATAGGCTATTTGTTTATAAAATTAATTCTCTTTATTATCCGTACCATGATTAGAATCAAACATTCTCTGACAGACAACCAACATGCGCAGCATATCATGTGATATATCTAGTTTGCCATTACCAGTGCCAGCAATTGCACCAGTGTCGATTAAATGCTGCACAGTGCCACGCGCCCAAGATGGGATATCTTCAATTGTCTCATAATGCTTATTGCATGCATCAAACATATGCTTCATGACATACAGCATACGTATCATATCAGCAGACAAATCAAGATTGCCTCCACCAATGCCAGAAATTAAACCTTCATCAATCATATCACTAATAGTTCCTCTTGCCCAGCTAGGGATATCATCAATAGTATTGTATCTCATTACGTCTTCCTCCTCTTCATCATTTCCATTATTTTTGTTCATGGCCTCATATACATCCTGACGGAACCCGTCCATAGTGTAACCCATTCCATATGTATTCCACAGAAGTTCTGGATCCGCATGGTTGCTGGCCACACCTCTACGATGACCTTCTGCATGACCAATAATCACACCGTCTTCCAGTGGATTAAGCACATAAGTGTTGCAAAGCTGTGCGAATAATTCCACGGCTGTGTGATATGTCCCCGCAATCTGTTCAGCAGCTTTCGCATAACTCATTCCAGAGCTAGGTTCCGTCATTTCGATGCCGATATGGGTATTATTTGCAGCGCCACCGCAGTGCCATGCTCTCATCAACCAAGGCAATGTCTGATATACAGAGCCATCTGCCTGTATAAATGCATGTACGCAAACTGATTGACCACCCGGCTGATACTGGTTAAAGTTACGAGCAAACACCGCAGCACTAGGCTGTGGACATCCAACGCTATGCAACATCAAACCACTTGGAGTAAATGTTGAACCAATCTTATAACATTTATTTTGTGTCGCAAACGCTTCAATAATTTCCATTTAAATCACCTCAATATATTACTTTCCGCCTTTAACTCTTTCAATAATTTCGGAGACAGCAGAGCTGCCAGACATCAATGCAAGAGCAGTAATCACAGTGCCAATCGTAGAGCTTTCTTGCACAAGACCAAGTGCCCAAATAATATCAACGCCAAAACCAAATGCAATGGCAAATGCGAATACTGCAGAAACAAACATAGTAATATACTTACCATACTTGGTTCCTTCCCACATTTCCTTAAAGCGATCAATAATATACCACATAATAATTGATAAAGAGATAATTAGAGTTAACATTTCCATAATTTATTCCTCCTATAAATTTAAAATTTTTAATTGCCAAATAGTATTCCAATGATAAAGATATTAGCCACCGTCAGCTCCAGCTTCATACTCTTGATGAGTTACTCTTCTCCACATATAAACAGCCAAGTACGGCGGCATGGTACGTGCCCGTGATCTGCTCGGCCGCCGCGGCATAGGGCATGCTCACGTCTGGCTCCGTCATTTCCACGCCGATGTGCGTGCTGTTTGCGCTGCCGCCGCAGTGCCATGCGCG